TCGAGAATAAATCGATCCGCGCGCGCCACAGTATGACTGGCAGCGACTACCGAATACGTACCCCGTTGTGGCATCAGGCGCGCCGGTTCCACGCGGACGCCGGCGCGTTTCACGGCCGGGAGCTTCTGGATCACAGCCGGCAGATCCTTGTCGTACAGGCGCTCGAGCCCCTCGCCGCCGACCCTCAACCCGTCGCCGCTCAGCGCGCCACGCTGCTCGGCGACGATCTGACCCGCAATCTCGCCCCCGACGACGGCGTGGATCTTCTCCCCCTCCCATTCCCCTTTACGGATGACCGCATCCTCACCCACCTCGATCCGCCGCTCGTCGTGGAGACCCAGATCGATCACGACCCGGCGCACGGCACCCGTCTCGTCGGTTGTCCATCGAATTTCTCGTACGTGCTTCTTGAGACTGTAGCGTTCGACCTGTTCGCTCCCTGTTGTCCACGCCACCGCCCCTAGCCCATGATCGGCGGCGTACCTGAGCGCCCACTTCAACCCGATCTCACGCCAATTCTTTCGGTAGAGCGGCGGCATCGCGGCTTGATTGTCTTCGCGCGGCGGTTGCACTTCCTCGAGAAACATCGCCATCGTCTCGGTGCCGTCGTCGAACCGGAGACGCCGCCGATTGAACCGCAGTCGCACGATCGGATTCTCAATGCCGTCGTACTGCTCATGTCCATCAGCCCACGATGCGCCTTCATATTGCTGCTGTAACAGCGCCTCGCGCTCAGCAGCATTCAGCGCCGCCGCGCGCGCCTCCTGGTAGGCTTCGATCGCTGAGTCCTGTTCCGGCCCTGGCTCTGTAATGTGGATCTTCGCCTCTAGGTCGTACGCTAGCCGGCGAAAACTGGCGGCTTCTTCTCGTGCCTCGGTCAACGCATCGGCCACGCTCGCGTCGCCCTTGGTTGGCGGCGCCAACACAAACGCCTCTCGGTAGGCATCGGCCGGCCCCGAGAGCACCCACTCGTCGAACTGCGGCTCGTCGCTTCCGAACTTCTCCTCGTACTCGGCCTCGGCCTGCTCAGTGGCCTCCTGTGCGTAGTCGTCCACTAACTCACGATGCCGCTCGTCTTGCATCGCGTCGTTGGCCCGGTCTGCCTCCGCCTGTGCCTCTTCTTCGGTCGCGTATAGTTCGCCGTCGCTGCCCCCTTCGCTGTGTCTCACCGCGAACGCGGGCTCGCCATCGTCGTCCTCCACCTCTGCGACATAAAAGCCGCCGTCGTCCCACCTGTCTATCTGCGCGTCGGCCCACTCCATCGCCAACTCATCAGCGCGTATTTCGACCCATCTGTCGCGGCGACCTGTGTTCTCGCCCAGCACGCGCTCCGTCAGCCGGATCTCGTGTGTTGCAAGATATTGCAGTACTTCATTTTTGGTGTAGACATGGCCGGCCGCGAGATCGCTCACCCGTGTCAGCGCGAACTCGTCGAGGTTTATGCCGAGCTTGCTGTTGCGGATGGTCGCAATCCACTGTGCGCCGGTGGCCTTGGTCTGCGGGCTCTGTTGCACCGTCGCTAGAATCCTGCTATAGAACGTCGGTCGCACGCTGCTCGCAGCCGGCGCGGATCCGCCTGACACGAGATCCTGGAAGAGCGTGCGTTGTAGTTTCTTCAGGTTCGGCGGCGCGCTCGGTGGCGGCGTGAGCGAAAACGGCGCCTCGAGCGGCGGCGTGGCCTGCTCCGTCTCGCGCACCTCTTCCGCGCCGGGCAGCCGTGGCTGTGTCTCGCCGGTGTCAAGCCGATCTTCGGTCGCCGGCGGCTTCGGCGTTTCCTGAAACAGCACCGATGGATCGCGCCGATCGTATGTGCCGCGGTTCGCCTCGGCGTGCTTCGCCTGCCAGGGCGCGAAGATGATGTAACTGTCCTGCCCTTTGTCCTCGTACTCGTTGCGGTAGACGATGCCGTCGTAGCCCTCGGCTTTCGCCTGCTCAATGGCGGCGTCCCATTGCGCGCCCTGATCGGTCAGGCGCTTCGGGTTCTGGATCGAGAGGTAGACCGGCACGATGACGGGTGGATCGCTGTCCTGGATTATGCCGTTCGCGTACTCGATTGCGGCCGCTTCCAGATCCTTCACCGCCTCCGCGCGCGTCTCAAATCCCTCTTCATTGGTGCCGTACGACTCCTGCCCTTGGCTACTCCAATACCACCGCCCGGCGTCCTGATCGATCTCGGCTTCGCGGATGAAGTCATCTACCGCTTTGCCATACGGTCGCTCCTCGGCCGCGGCGCGGGTGCCGAAGTGCATGCCGTGGAGTCCAACCTGAATCACGGGATCCACGGCCGGATCAAAGTCGCCAGAGTGGTACACCACACGCGGCCGGCCCGCATCTGCCACGACGGACTCGCCAAACCATGCCCGGAACTCCGGCGTTGCCGTTGGATCCGCTGCTCGCTGGAAAAGCGACGGATCGTAAGCGTCTGCGTCCCACCATCGCGTCTCGAGCTTCACGCCGAGATCCCGTCGCTCCTCGGTGCCCGGTAGTCGCACGTCGCCCGTCTCGGCCTCGGTGCGACGACTCAGATCGTCGAGCTGATCGAGCAGCATGTCCGTGTTCTCGATCCATCGCCATCGGTGATCTTGATGGAGTCGCTCGAGCATCTCATCAACGCCGTAGCCGCTCGATCGCTGATTACCCGTGGTCGCCCGCTTCTTGCGCCGGAACACGCCCGGCACGCCGCCCAGCGAGCCAAACCGGCCCTGCATGGCCTTCAGCTCGCCTGCGAGTCCGCCGGCGTCCTCGGCTTCGGCGCTCAGTCCGCCAGCCGCAGCGATCGCCCTAAGTAGATCGTGCGGACGCGCGCGATCCTCTGCGGCGAGCACCGTCGCGTCGAGATAGAGCCCTACGCGAGCGTCCAACTCTTGGCGGATGCGCTCGGCATCGACGCCTGGATCGAGCGCGCGCGCGGCCTCGAGCGTAGCGCTGTAGAGCGCCTCGAATTGCTCGGCGCGTGCTGTCTCCGATGCGCCCTCAAGACGGCTCGGAACGCGGTACCTTTGGTCGCGCCCTGCTCGATCAGCGAGACGACTTTCGCCAGATCCAGTTTCATCACCCTCACCCCTTGGTGCCACGAGATCTGGTCGCTGAATCTCGAGCCCGTAGCGATTAAACAACTCCACAGGATCTAAGCCCGCCCGCTGCGCCCGCGTGGCGAAGACCTGTACCATCTGCTGCGCGCTTGCCTCAGCCGCGCCGGCCGTCATGCCGGCCGCGGTCAACTTACTCACCAATGCCTGTTGGATGGCCGCGGTCTGCTCATCGGCCGGCGTCTCGACTGAATGTTTCTCGTGGAACGCTGCCGTTTCTTTGGCGTTCCAGTCATCAGGCCCGATCCGCAGTTCTTGGCTTAGGGCGCCGTGGTGCTCGGTTGGCGCGACCTGGGCGATATATGCCGCCATTGGCACCGCCAAGGGCGTACCAGCCGCGATCGCGTTGGGTAGACTCTCGAGTGAGCCCGTCAGTTCTGCGGCCTTCTGCGCCGGATCGACGCCTTGGCTCTGCCAGTAGCTCACCCATGTCGGCGTATCGAAGTGCGCCGTCTCGATGGGGCTGTCCGCAACGATACTAGCGACGAGCGCCTGCGTCGCTTCCGGCGACCGCTTGGCCGTCTTTGACTCCGTGGCGACCTCTCCGACGTGACGCATGAGCCGCTCGGTGGCGCGCCCCACGCTGGCCTGCGTCGCCGTGGCGACCACGGTAGCGATGAGGGTTTCGGCCATCGCGCTCGGGCGCTCGGCCAGGTAGTCCCCAAACGGCCGTGCTGGATACTGCACGGCCCACTCGTTCAAGTCCTGTAACAGCGTCGCGACCTGCTCGCCTGGAATCTCCGCCGCGAGCTGACCCGTGAGCATCTTGATGAATTGCTGATTCCCGGCGAGATCTTTAATCAGCCGTGACGCCGGGATCATCTCGGTCGCAACCTCGACCCCCCCTTGCCCGACTGCAAAGACGGCGGCTTGCCGCGGTGTGACACCTCGATCCCGCGCCTGGCCGTAGGCTTCGCCGCCCACCTGGGCGCCCATGATTGTGAGCATCGGCGCCGGCGAGCCCGTCGCTAGGCTTGCCATCAGCCCGGTGATGTTGGCCCCGACCGACTCGACGCCACTCAGGGCGGCGCCAGCAACAAAACCTCGCGGCTGTTGCTGTCCACGTACCGCTGCCGTTGTGGCTTCGCTCGCCTTGCGGACGCGTGCGGCGTATACCGCCGCCGACTCGGCTCCGACCGCTTCGGCCGCGCCTTGGATCAACCCCCACAAACCCGTTGTCGCGCCGCGGTAGCCGCCGGCCATCAGTGCTCGCGTCGCGTCGAGCCCGAACCCTACGACATGCTCGAGCGTCGTCAAGGCCGGCAAGTCGTCCGATGCGACCGCGGCATTGCGCGGCTCGCGGAGCCATGTCGCGACGGCCGGCGTGTCCTGTGTCGCTTGCAGGGCATCGTCGCTCACGGCCCTGGTGCGGATGCTGTCGTACTGTCGATCGACAACCGTCTCGGGGAGTCCAAACCGCGCGGACAGTCGGCGCACGTCGGCCGCGCGATCGGGTGTCGTTTCGAGCGCGACCTTCATCGACCCGCGCAACCGACCCTCGTCCGCCTGCGCGTCCTGTTGGATCAGATCGTCATAGACCGATCGTTGCGGGCTCGGCTGATCCTGTTCGTCTTCGCGGAGCAGCTCGTCGTAGTCGCTCATCCGCTACTTCCAGAAGTCGGGACGCGCTGGTTGTGTGATCTTGCGGATATAGAGATCGAGCACGACCGCATCATTGATTTGGCGTCCGACCTTGCGGAGCGCCAGCTCGATCTCGGCGCGCTCGGCCTGGGGGATATCCGCGACAGTTGTCTCCAGCGCCCGCTGTGTCTGAATTGCTGGCGACAGATACCACGTCCGGCCGGTCTTGGTGACCTGGCTCGAGAGGAGCCGATCGACAGTGGCCTGCACAAAGACATTATCCGGCTCTTTGCCAAGCCGCGCGGCTTCTTCGCGCACGGCGATATCGACCTGCCGCCGCAACTGTACGGCGATGTGCTTGTCGGTGCTCGTCGCCTTGGCGCCGGTGGTGACGCCAAACTGATCGAGGGAGTCGTCGATGATCTGCGTCTTTGTGCGGAAATTCCCGATCGTCGTCTCGGCCCCCTTCTTGTTGCCGGCGCGCACGTCCGCCTGTAGCCGTACCAACTCCTTGAACTCTGCGTCGTCGAGCTTGGCGCGGTACGTCAGGAGATTGGTCTTCGCGAATGCGGCCGGATCGGTGGTCGCCTTATCCATCAGCCCGTAGTACGTCGCGTAATCGGTTTCGACCGGCACCCCCCTGGCGACACGCTCGCCGTACGCGCGCATCGCCGACCGTTCCGCGCCGGTGAACCCTGACCACATACCAGCGGGAATCCGGCTGATGTTTCCGCCGGTGCGATCGAGGATCGTATAGGCGTCGCTTAAGAGCTTCTCGTCTCGGTCGCGCTCGATTCGTTCGCGGACGGCGTCCTCGTGCTCGAGCCGTTGCATGACGGAGTCGCGCACCTCGGCGTCGTCGATCGCGCGCGCCTTCTCTCGTTGCTGCGCCAAGGTGCCACCCTCAGCTAGGATCTGATCCGCTCGTGCCTGTGCTTCGGCCCGCGTGGTGCCCTCCGCGATCGCCTTCTCGACGCGCGCCTGCGCCTCGCCGCTGATCTGACCGCGGGTCTCCTCGAAATAGACTTTTGCGGCCTTGTCTCGACCCTGGGCAAGCAACCGATCAATGACGCCGACGTGCGTCGCGGATTGCACCTTCTCAATCCGCTGCTCCAACTGCTCCGGGCCGAGCCCGAGCGCCGGCGCGCTGGCGCGGATGGCCTGCACGGCGCTGCTCAGCTCCTCGCCGACGCGCTTCGGATCGTTTGCGTTTGCTATAGCCGTGCTGACTGAGTTTTCGACGCGCGCCTCAAGCTCTTGCCGCTCGTGCGCTTGCATTTCACCAAAGACGTGGCGGCGGATCGTTAGGTCGAGATTCTGCCCTCGATTCGCCCGGAGCGTTATGAACGCCGCGCGCTGGCGTTCCGTGCTCAGACTGGTTTCGATCTCTCCGGCGAGGGTGTTGTATTCGGCCGCGAGCTGCTCCGGCAACTCAAAAGCGGCTTTGCCCTTGACGGCCAGGGCTCCCGTTTCCGGGTGATAGAGCCGCTCGTTTTCCCAGGCTGACAGTCTGTTTTCGGCCTCGAGGAGCGCGACGCGATCGGCGCGTTGCCGTTCTTCGGCCTGCACCTCGGCGAAGCGTTGCGCGCCAAACCGCGCGACGACACCGCCGGCGCCGGCGATCGCCTCGCCACGGTCAGCCTTTGCTGCCTCAACGCCGGCGCCTTGCGACCGCGCTGTCTCGGCGAACTGCTTCCGCGCGGATGGAAGCGGCGCTGTGCTGATCTGCCGGGCGGATCGTTGGACGATCGGCACTCAACCCCTCCCGAACCCGTACCGTGATTCGAGTAAGCTCCCCGTCGTGCCCAGGACGTCGCCCGTCGCACGCCACCGTGAGCTGCCTTGAGCGACGCGTCCGGCCTCAGCCGCCGCGCGGCCCTCTTTGCGTGTGACGTCAGCCCCACGACGTAAGTCTTCGGCTGACACCTGATAACCCCACGCCTCGCGCGCCGCGTTCGTCCTGATGGTTAAAGCGTCCAACTCGCCGAGCTTCGCCGCGTCCGCCTGCACATCCACGGCCGATCCAAAGCCGACATCGATGTTGCCGGCCGCGAACCCTGCGCGTTGCGCGCCAATGGCTCCGCGCACCAGCGACCGAAACCGCTGCTCGTCTTCGGCACCGCGCGTAATGGCGTCCTGGGCTCGCAGCTCTTCGACGGCGGCGTTGTATTCCAGAATTTGCGCCTGCGACTCGGCCGCGTTTTGCTCGGCTTGGCCGGCCCGACGCGCGGCATTGCCGGCCTTAATCGTGCCGACCGTTTGCGCCGCCGTGCCGCCGATCGCGAGCGCCAGAGCCAAGCCGGATGCTGTGACCGCCATTGCTTTCTGACTACCCCCCGTAAAGCGTGGTCGCGTGATCCTTGTCTTTCACGTCCGCGCCGATGGCTAGATCGGTGATTTGCAGCGATATTGACCGCTGCGGTGAACCGCCGACGACGTCTCGCTGCGACGTCTCGCTGACCTCAACGCGCGCCATCACCATCATTTTCTCACCAACCTTGGGGAGCGTCGCTATCTCGAGCTTGGCGATGGTTGCCTCTTCAAGCCGCAGACACATGCCATACGGATAGGCCGGCGCATCGATCAGCTCGGCGCTTTTCGTCTTTTCCCGATCCGCTTCGTTGATCTTGATGCTCGTGAGTTTCATCGGAATGGCCCCTATTCTACCCGCCGATGGACAAGTTTGGTAGGACGCCAAGCACTGTGAGCGGCAACGGCGCCGTGTGTTCCACGCAGACCCGGCCCGGCTTGTCCCATCTGGCATCAATCACGACCTCGACCTGTAACGTGTTCTCGTCGCTGGCGGTCTCCCACGGATGCAACCGTGACGGGACTAGCTGGGAGAACGATGGCCCGACGCCGAACCCAATGGCCGAACGCTCGATCAAGAGCGTGGCCGCTTTCACGAGTTTTTGCTTGTCCCGCACCATCACGCCGCCGACGTCGAGATCGAGGGTCTCTATCTGCCCCGTGATTGGCAGTCCGACATGCACCTCGCTGGCTGCGGCGCTGATTGTCACTTCTCCGCCGCTCACGACGGCCTGTCCGGCGTCCGCGCCATCAGCGCAAATTGAGACGGTTTCACCTTCGAGGTGATCGAGCCCGGCGAACGTGGTCGCCGGCGCGCCGCTGTAGCTCAGCCCTGAATCAACAAAGAATGCATCCGCGTCGAAGTCATCGATGACGCGCCGCTCGAGCCGCTCGATGTAGCGCACTGTTCCGCCGTCAATCGTGCGCCGCACGATGACATACACCGCGTCCTCCTCGGCCTCGGGGACGACACAGACGTCCTCGAACAGGCCCGACGCGCCGGTGTCGTGCCGGTGCCATCCCCATTCATCCAGCTCGCGCAAGTAGGTCAGGCCTAGCAAGCGCCCGTCGTTCGGCACCACCCACACGATCGAATCGGGTGATTGCGCGTACGTGATCCGGCGAATCTGCTTGCCCTCGAACAGGTGCGACGAAAACACCGTGAGATCCCTGCCGGCAAACCCGTTCACGTTGATGTCGAATTGCAGATCGCGAATGATCTGATTGCGCGCCTGCGCAAAGATGATCGCATTGCCGACGATCACAGGCTGCACACTGCTTGAGCCCGCGTACGTCTCGGTGTCCGCCGGGATATTGCTTGGCGTGATCGGTTGCTTGGGTTGCCCGATCGTCCACTCGGCTGAGTCGGTGAGTAGGATCAACTGCTTAAGCCCGACGAGGTGCCGTACTGGGTTGTGCTGATTGCCGGCGACGCGGAAGGTGACGGCGTCGTCGTCTTGTAGGGGACTCGCGATGCCAAAATTCGACGGGAACCCGGTGCGTGATCCCCACACACCATCTGGCACGTTCTCCGTATTCGCAAAGAATCGGCGTTGCTGATACGTCGCCGACGTGGCCGGGTAGTCGCCCGTGGCACCGAACAAGGCCGGTCGCGCGATCGGCGGCGTGAGATTAAAGTCGGGAATAAACCCCGTGTTGCGGAACTCCTCGACGCCGGTGGCCGTCCCGATGTAGCCATAGGTGCCGTTGCCGTTTGGATCGTAGTAGATGTAATACTCGGATGCGCCGGCCACGGGATCCCACGTCAATACATCAGGGTTGTCTGGCGTCGGCTCGCCGGCGCCGGCCGTTACGACCTGGTTGCTCGGCTCGCTTTCCTCATACGTCTCGTCCGCCGCGGCCGTCACTAAATAGCCGACCGACCGCGATCCGGCTACGCCAATCGTGACGCCCAAGTTCTCCGGCGCCGCGATCGAGGGTTCTGTCTCGACGGGGCGAATGATCCACCGCGTCAATGAGTCGTAGATCAGCTCGTGTGGTGGATCGTCTTGGTGCGTCAGCGTAATCACCCGCCCCGACTGGTGATAGTGAAACAGACCAGAACCCGAGAATGGCGTCGGCACCTCGAAAATATCGCCCGTGAGTGGATGCCAGTACGTCGCGTTCGGCGGCGCCTGATTGGTGTGGGCCAGTTTGCAGTAATAGTTGACGCCGGCGTCTTCCACGAGATCCCCGATCGCGTACGCGACCGCGTTGCTCCACGCATCCACGGCTGAGACCTCGACGGCGGCGCCGTTCTTGAAGAATCGCAGATAGTTCGCCCCCGCCTCGATCAGGATGCTCTCGCCGGCCACCTCGGAGTGGTACGGGATCAGCTTCGCGTTGACGCTGTTGACCTTGAGCGCGCCGATGTACCGGAGCCCGGCGCGATTCTGCACGCCCCCGGCCCGCATGACTTGGAAGTTCCGACACCGACGCAAGCCGTCCTGATACCGCTGGCTGTCTCCCCTGGCGTGAAAGACAGGCGCCAGCTCTCCGGCCGCAAACGCTCGCTGAAACGTGCTCTCGCTCACAGTGACTCGTCCTCGCCGATGCCGCGGTCGAGGATCCAATCGGCGTCGCCCGGCTTCTCCTCCTGTTTTTCGTTCGCGTCTGTCGTCGCCGCGCTCGAGAGCGCCTCCTGATACTTGGCCCAGGCCCATCGTGCCACCATCAACCGCTGCGACGCCTTAATGTCCTTCCTGGCGTGGCGTTGGCGCGCGTCCTGTGGCATCTCCGGCCCGCGGCCGTGCTGATCCGGGTAGTCAGGATCCACCTGAGCCAGCGACGCCGCCGTCGCCGCAGCGATGCGCCACGCAAAGGCGTCGCGGAACTTCGCGTCAGCCTTTGCCACCGTGCCGGCCTCCCGAGCGGTGTACTCGATCGTCACCTCATCGGTCATGGCGAAGATCAGCCCGCCAGTGGCGTCCTCGGCCATGCGGAACGGATCCGGGTTGCGCTCGTAGCTCCGGCCTCGGGCTGTCACGAGTCTCCGTACCATCACGCAATCCGAGGGCGCACGATAACTGTATTGCCAATCCAGATTGACGGGATCCGTGGCCGTGCCGCCGACCAGCGCCGGCTCAACATACTTCGTCGCGAACGCCCAGGGGAAATCTCGCAGTGTGGCCTGCAACTCATCCTCGAACACCAGCCTCACGGCGATGGCCTCGCGCGACTGATCAGTGGTGTAGTTAGCGATGGTGCGTGCGCCGATGCGGAGTAGCGCCCGGTTGATGACGCCCAGGTTGGCCGCGATCTGCGCGGCCGTCGTGTCGAGATCCGCGGGATCGGTCGCCGGCACCTTGCCAGGCACGCCGGGCTTGATGTCGCTCTCGGCCTTCTCGATTGCCAACTTGAACTGATCGAGACAGTGCGTCACTACCTCGGTCATGCGCGACAGACCGGGCGCCATTTCGGCGCCCAGCTTCCAGGCGAATGCCTCCGTAAAGAGCGCGTCCGCGACGTAGCTCACGCACGTCGGCCGACACGTATACTCGAGCACGGCGTTCGCCTGATTCGCGAACAGAAGCCCTCCTGATGAGTCGGCCGATTGCATAAACGGGGGGCCTTTGGGATCGACGGCCTTGTTGCGCGCGACCACAATCCGGCGCGCGTAGATGCAATCGCTCGGTAACCGATAGCTGTACGTCCAGTCTTCGTTGTTGGGTTGCGTCACGGCCAACGACAGCGCCGCGTATTTCGTGGCGAAGGGCCAGGGGAACATGCGGAGCGTATACCGCACGGCGACCTCGAACACCTTGCGCGCGACCTGGGCCTCTTTTACCGTTTCCGTGCAGTAGTTACTCAGGAAATGCTGTACGCCGATCTTGAGCAGCGCCAGGTTGACCATCCGCGTTGTGGCCTCGACGCAGACGTCGCCGGCATCGCAGTCGTCGCCATCGCCCGGCCCCGGATCAGGATCGGGATCCTCGGGATCGGGATCAATCGGATCGATCGCATCGTCGGGATCGTCGTAGTCGCCCTCGGGCGCGTCAGGCTCGACGTATGCGAACTCGCCATCGATCGACCATCCATTGTTGCCGGCGGTCGCGCTTCCCAAGATAATAAAGGCGTTGTAATCAACGCCGTTGGCGTTGAGTGTTGAGCCGACCGTGATTTGATCGATGCCGCCCGACGTAATCGCCGTGGTACTCACGGTACCCGAACTCATGCTATGGCTGTTCGATCCGGTGTCGCCGGGGCATCGGTGATACGCCGCGGCGTTCTCCGGCGAGACGATGGCATAGAGCGGTCGTAGTCCCGAGCTGTTGGGCAGGCTGATCGTTCTCGAGGCAGCACCGTCGCCAGTCCACGTCACGATCTTAAGCACCTTGTGCTTGTTTGGATCGGAACTGTTGTCGTCCATGCGGAAACACGCATAGCCGACCGGATCGACGCCGCTCGTGTGGAGCGTGACCAGCGACGTCAGCGCGCCCGCCGCCTTCGACGCAATCGTTACCGACTCCGCCGCGTTCAGTGGTGAGCCCGCGTTCGCCGAGTGCCCCGGCCCCTTGAAGTAGTGACTAAACGAGGTGTCGCTCGCCCCGATGCGTTCGATGTGAAAAAAGATGCCGTCTGGATTGAAATTCGCGTTGCGGAGCGTGTTGACGAAACTCGCAAACGCCGTGCTCGAGTGCAGGAACGCACCATTGAGCGAGAAGCGCGCGCCCGGATCTTGAAAGGCGATGTAGTTATAGGTCACGCCGGAAGCGTTGACGTTGCCGGCGTTGCCAGTGATCCGCACGATCGTGCGTTGCTCCTGGGCATCCTCCGCGCCAGTGACAATCAGGCTCGCATCGATCAGCGCGTGGATTCGCGGCGCGATCTCCCGCTCGCCAGAGGTGTGCTGACCGACCAGCGATGACCACCAGAATGAGCCGTGCTGTGTGGCGTCCACGCGCTTGATAACCAGCCAAGTGACCGGCGCGCGGAACTGCAACTCCGTCACTGTCGCGTTGCCGACGTAGGTGCCAGAATGCACGATCACGGGCGAGACGGGTGCCAGTCTCGAGCGCGCCCAAATTGTCTCGGGATACGGCGCGACGTGAATCCCACGCCGGGGCGGCGCCGTCGTGGGCGACGCAGTCTCAGCCGTGTCGTCCGGCACGTCCTCTTCCCCAAACGTGCCGACCAGTTCGACCAGCGCCGTCACGCCGTAGCACCTGGCCTCACTCGTGTTGCCGTACTTCACATGACGCAACTGCAACGGTGTGATGGTGAACGGCTCGGTTAACCCGGATGGCCGATACAGGCGCCGCACCCACATTTGTGTGTTGGCGACCAGTGCGATGGCCGTCAGGTCGGCGCCGGCGCCGGCGATATCCCACCCGAACAAGGCCGGCGTGCCCGCGATCGACGTCAATTGGTTGACGTTCCAGCACGCCGTAAACGCGACGGCTCCCAAGGCGCCGTGCTGATCCTCGATCTTGACGTCATTCATCGACAGCGCCAAGATGCCTGCGCTCGTCGTGGTGTTCATCGTGGCCGCAGAATCCACCTCGCTCACGTTGAGCGCGTTCACGTAGCGATAGTCGCCACTCCATTCGTTGTCCGCGTGTGCCGCAGCGACGTCGATGCGTGCGATCTTGCTGCCGTTGAGCCAATCGATCCCGGTGTAGTCGCCGCTCCCGTCCGCAGTGGGCCACTCGGCGCCGACCCAATCACAGAAATGAATCTCGACCTCGTCGGTGCCAGGCACCGCCGACGAACCGAGCACGCTCGAGGTGTGATTGCCGGTGTTCGACAGCCCCGTGCCTGCCGGCATTGTGACCGTCATCCAGAGTTTCCGGTTGACGTACACGCGAATGTTGCCGCCAGGGGTCTTGGCCTCGATCAACACGTCGAGCCGATACCATGTGTTCAGCGCGAGGATGTCGGTCGAAGTCGCCTGTAATGTCTCCGTGCCCGCGTCGCTGATGTTATTGACGGCGATGCGGCCGTCCGGCGTGAGACTTAAGGAGCATCCGCGTTGCGCCGCGCCGGAAATGAACGCCCGCCAGAACCGCTGTGATGCCGTGGGCATCGCGACGGGCTTGAGATACACCCTCTCCCACGTCTTGTTGTTGGCCGCGGCCCCGAGTTGCGTCGTGCTCGCCGTCACGAAGCGTCCGCTGGCGTCGGCGCAATACACCCACCCGAAACCATCGACGTGTCGCGACGCCTCGCGACACACCCCTTGCGCGTCCGCGCCGATGTTGTCGATGTCCCCGTCGTAGAACGCGGAGAATGCGACGAGAAACTTTCGCTGCGCGATCGTTACGACTTCCGTTGGCGTGCCGTTGATCTCCGGTGTCTCGCTGGCGACGTACGCGAACTGCCCGACCCACTTATATGTGTAGGTCGTGCCAAACAGAAACGACAAACCAAACCACCCGCCGACCTTCTTGGTAAACGTGGCGACGTTGCGCGGGTAGTTTGAGTTCAGAATGAACCACGGCGATCGACAGCACGGCGCGGAGAAATCGTCGCCAACGTTCTGAATGGGCGCCAAGTACGCCAATGCGGCGGCATCCGGCGCGATATTGATCCCGCCCGGATATGCCGCCTGTAGCGTCTCGGTTTGCGCTTTGTTCGTGAGGTTGATCGTGTACTCGAGGTACTTGGTCGCTGTCGCCATCGCTCAATCTCACTCGCCGCTGGAAGCCGGCAAAATCCCCGAAGTTCAGTCGCCGAGGGGGTTCATTCCCGTGTCCGTGATGCCAGAGTCGTCAGCGCCAGCCCGCTGCGATCGCTCCTTCATTACCACGTCGTGGTGTTGTTTGAGCGCCTCGTTTGGCGTCGTCGTTTTCGGCCGTGTGCCTGGCGGCACCTCGACGCACCAGCTCGGTAAGCGGCCTGCTTTGCAGTCGGCGACGTTCAGGTCGAACACGTCGCCCTCGCGGCGCCGCTCGTGGTTGTAATACCCCATTTTTGTCGCCATGACGCGAATCGTCGGCGATCGATCCTGTCTCCCCTTGGTCGCCTCGTGTGGCCTTTGAGCCGTCTTTGCCGTCTTTGCCGTCTTTGCCGTTGCCATTTCCTACCCCCTCCTGTTTGCAGGGTTGGCCGGAGAAGCCCGCGTCTCCGGCCAACCCTGTTGATCACACGCTGTAATTCTTGGCGTACGACTTCGCCAAGATCGAGAACAGCGACCGCAGCGTGAGCCAGGCCGTGACCGTGATCGACGGCGTCGTGCCGCCGACGTTGAAGTACACGCCGAGGTACCGCTTCGTGGGAGTGCCAACCGGCACCTCCATGAAGAACTGGTAGCCCGCCACCAGCGTGGCGCCGGCGATCGAGCGCGCCGCGAGAATGTCGGGTGACGACAGATCGGCGTTGGCCGACTGGATCACCTGAAATTCATACGTCTCGTCCGCATTGGCGATGTCCGCCGCGACGTCCACCGAGAACCCGAACCCGATGGGCTCGCCCGTGCCGACTTCGCGCTTTGGTGTGACGTTGCCGAGATCGATCGTGTTGGTGCTCGGCGCGTCGGCGACTACCGCCTGCGCGTCGGACACCACTCCGAGAGCATCCAGAAACATGTTGCCTCCTTGTGTGTCGTGCCCGACTAGGCGACGACGGCCTCTGTATTGAGCAGCGCATCGCAGCGCCGAACGGGGGTGTCGCCGAACATCAGCGCCGGCTTGCCCATGTAGTTGTCGTACGTCAGCCCGCCGCCGGTCGAGACGTCGGTACGCACCTGCTTCCGCAGGTAGCGCCGGATCGTGCGATTGCAGTAGAACGCACGGCGTCCCATCTTGTTCGGGAGCGTCTCCTCCGCGCGCTCCATCAGATCGATCAGATCGGCGGCGCTGCCACCAGACAGATCGCTGACGTCGATGTTCGCGATGCGAACCGCGTGGCGCCAGTCCTTGACGGCCAGCCCGGCCTTCCACTGGTATCGCTCCTGGTAGGCGCGCATCCGCTGCCCGGCGACGCCGGCCGTGACCTCAACCGTCACCTCGCCGTAATCGTCATGCTGCAAACCGGCCTTGCTGCCTTTGGGGAAGATCCCGGTGATGGTTTCCTCGCCCCACTGCACGAGCCAGATGCTCGTGTTGTCGGCACCCCCGCCCCCGCCCAGGATGACGTGGTCGCCGTTGCCCGCCGACGTGCTCGAGTACCGCGGCGCCAGGCCCGTGAACTCCTCCGGTGCCAGCCCGCCGTTGCCGTAGAACAGCGTGCTCGCCATCTCCTGGTTCATGGCCTCGATGAACGCCTTCGCCTCGCTCAACCGGAACGCCGAGACGTTCCCGTTCAGCTTGGCGAGATCGACGTCCACCTCGCTCCACGCCTCGAGCATACCCGCCTGCTCGTCAATCTGCGCCGTGGTGCTCTTACTCGGCGTGACGCCCTGATTCAGCAGGCGCCAGGCGACAGTCGGGAGTCCGGTTCGCACCGTCGTCCGGTGGCCGGTGGGCAGATTGCCCTCTTTCCAGAGCATATCAAGCAGCACCTCGTTGGTCTGCTCGAGCAGCTCGACGATCACCGCGATTTTGCCATCGGGTTCGAGCCGCTTGGCCCAATCCTGTAGGGTGAGCGCGTTCGTGCTCAGCGTCGCGCCGAACACGGCGACGCCGGAGCCCAGGCCGATGTAGTAGAGCACATCGATCGCCGTGCTGGCCGGCGCGTCGAAGAGGCCCGCTGATGCGCTGACCGCGTGCGCGTCCACCGTGAACGCGGCCGCGACGAGTGTGCACATCAGGAACCCTGTCAATACGCGAAGGGTCTTCATGGAACTGTCTCCGATCAGGTTTTCGACGTCGTGCCGCCGTACATGATCTCTTCGGCCGTCTTCTTGTCGCCGCTGTGACCACTACCGGGTAGTCCGCCGTCTTCGCCCATCATTTTGCCGAGCTTCGCCAGGTGAGCGAGCACGGCGATGTTGTTGCCGTATCCCGACCGCGACAGCAACTTGCGGAACCGATCGCCTTCGAGATCGCCCTTCGGATGCAACCGATCGAGCGCCTTATTCGCGAGCAGCACCGTCTGATCGAGCTTGTCGCCGCCGTAGACGGGATCCTGTTTCGACTCCTCCAAGAACCTCGCTTTGCGCGACTCGACGGCCTCGACGTGTTCGTTGACCGCGGCCTGGGCCTGTTCGTTCGTCCAGCCTTTGCCGCGGGCGATCACCTCGATCGCCTGCAAGTCATCCGCCTCGAGATACTCCTGGCCTTCCGGCACGGTCAACTCATACTTCTCCGGTGCGCCGGCCACGGGCTTCCCGTCGCCGTCTTTGGCACCGCCCTTCGCGTCTGAGCCGCCCTTGCCGCCGGCATCAGCCGGCTTCCCGTCCGCCCCGCCCTTGTCCTCTTGGCCGGCTTTTTGATCGCCTGCCGCCGGCCCGCCGCCCTCACCCTCGAATAGTACTGGCGCGATGCGCCCGTGCCTTGGTGTGCCGAACATCACTCCTCACCCTCGTCCTTTACGGCCGGCGTCTGTTCGGCCTGTTGTGTTCGCTGCTCTTTGATCCGCTCGTCCCTGGCCTCGCGCATCAGCGCGAATATGGCCTCTGGATCCGAGGCTTCGACCAGCGCCATGATCTCATGACCGAAGTCCTGTCGTCCAGCCTGATACTGGATCACTCCGTCCGGCCCCATTACCGACTCAAACACGCCGGCGCGCTCGAGCAAATACCAGATCAGGCGCCTCCCGGCCGGCGTCGATAACACGGCCTTCGTGTCGTCGTGTCTTCGGCGCGCGGCGTCCTTTGCGCGCCGTGCGCGAGCGCCGACTTGTTTTGGATCCGCGGTGTTCACTAGAAAATCTCCGGCAGGGTTGTGTTATTGCGGCGCGCCGCTACAACTCGCCGCCGGAATCAATCCCTCGCTGACCAGGTGCTCCACCGCCCGACACTCGAGCGACTTCGTGCTGAGATTGGCCTTGTTTAAGGCTTTCACGAGCACATCCGCGCCGCGCGGGTTGCCGGGGTTGGCCTCATTCACGTTCGGTGTGCCGGGATCGTCGGCGATGGGCTCGATGAAGACGCCGCGGTGATAGTCGATCATGGTGGTACCCGCGCTGTCGCGATAGTGGATCGCCAGCATCCATGGGATCCGACCGATGCGAACCTCGGTGATCTCTATGTCCGTGATCGCAGCACGGGCCTGTGGCGTGACGTACGAGCCCTTCTCTTGGGCTCCGAGCGACAAGGCGAAGACGAAGACGAAGACGAAGACGCGCATTCTAGTTTCCCTTCCTTACCGTGGTGCTCTACACAAAACGTGATATACGTCGGAATTACTTGGCGCGGTGCCGTTTGTCGTGACTGTCATCGTGGTGGTCGTCGTGGCCACAACAATCGCCATCTTCCCTACCGCCATGCCCGCTAGGCCCATCGTCACCGAGCACACAGGCGCCACATCCCACGTCCCGTTGTATGTGATGACCCACCCGGACGCGGGCGAACCGCTGCTCCCCATTGTCACGCGGAACTCGGAGTCAGAGCCTATGACCGTGGGACTCGTCCCGCAATTACTCGTGCAGGTCGGATCGGTGCTTTGCGATGAGCCGAGTTGGGTTGCCGCCGTACCGCCGCTGCGAGTGCCAATCGTGTACTTGCCATCAGAGGAAAAAGTGAACAGCACGCCCGCACTTGCCGCCGCGTTTGTCCAATTAAACTGCCCGTCAGCAGGACTGCTGATGATCGAGCGTTGGCTTTCACCCCATTCAAGGGTTGCTGCGTCGGAGGCAATCAGTCGTGCGCCCCGCATTCGCCAGTAGAGTGTTGACCCAGACACATAGGCGATCTCCCCACCGCCACGATAGCGAAATCCCGTGGTCGCGTCTCCGTTAACAGCGTACTGCGGTGTGCTATCCGAACCATAGGTATGATCAGGTGTAATGATTTGCCCTTCGGTGTAGATGTTGACCGGGCTATTCCCCGCGCCGTCACCGATGTTGTAGGCACCGTTCGCAAGGAAGTGACCTGACGCACCGATCTGCCAACGAGAAGCCGAATTTGTGCCAAAGTCAATGCTGCCGTTTGTTGCGTTGCGAATGTATAAGGGCAGTGCGGCGTCAGCCGTGGCCGCGCCTTTTTCTAGAATCAGTCCACCCGACGCACTGGCATAATTTGAATAGAGACTCGTCCGGTAAAAATCGGTTGCACTGGTATAGGTTTGATAGACATTGAAGGTCTGCGCATTCGTCCCATTCCGCTGCGCGATGACGTTCGCGGCGTCACTGATCAAATATGTAGCAATGGACGAGTTGAAATAGAACCCCAAGTAGCCTGCGTCACCCGTACGACCCAATCGAATATCAGGGATGCCGTTCTCACCAAATAGCACCGAGAACTGGTCTTCAAAGAAAAAGCCTGTCTGACTTGCGCTGCGTCTGATGCTTGGGGCCCCTGCACTGCCGTCAGGCACCACCACCGGCACCGTGCTCGTCACCGCTGAGGCCGACACGCCGAGCACTTCGGTGCCGCCAATGACGATGCACACCTTGCTCGGCGTGTAGCCGACGCCGCTCGTGGTGGCCGCGACGAAGGCGAAAGCCGGCGTCGTGCAGGACTGTGGGCCGTAGATCGGCGCCGACAACACGCCGCTCGAGCTTAGGGGTGGCACGCGATAGTAACCTTGGGCACCGACGTTGCCCTGGCCAGATACAGGTGCCGCTGTGAATAGCGTCGCGATCGCGACGATCAGTAATTGGCGCATGACTATGGCTCCCGGTACTGGCCCTCGGCGAAATCGACGCGAGCCGTCGCTGCGCCGACGATGAACCAGATGGACTCATTGGGAAACGGCCGCTGTGTCGTGCAATCACCGGCCGCGATCTCGAATCCGTTGGCCGTCGTCAGCGTGCCGTCGCCGCCGATGTAGACGCTAGCCGTGTGCCGGTTACACAGCAACACTGACCCGCCCCGCGCCGGCGCGGTGTAGAGCGCCGTGGCTGTCGTGGTCACGGTGATCCGCCCGGCTCGAAATGCCGCCTCGGCGACGGCTGCGCTCAGCACGACAGCCAGCGCGAGCACCAAGTACCTCGTCATCGTGTCCCCCTTTTCCCCGAATCTCATGGCTACGCCACGGCTCCCGTAAGCGCCCGTGTGAGTGCTGAGTCGCCGTCGAGCGACGTCTCGCTGGCCGCTTTACCGGCCTGCGCGAGCTTCTGCGCGTTGTCGGCATCGAGCGCCGCCTGCTGTTGCTGTGCCCGCTGCTGGCGCCTCGCGTTGGCTTCCTCGTTTGACCGCACCACCCGCGGATCCACGCCGAGCATGTCGCCGTAGTTATCGATCAAACGATCTAGGTCAATCTTATCTACCGCCTCCGGCATCAGCTCGGCCATACCGAGCACGGTTTGCACGAGCCGATCCTGGCCGACCACGCCGACCAGTTTTTGCGCCTGGGCGAGAATCGAGATGTATTCGACTTTCAGTTTAACGTTGTCCAGTTCTGGCGGCGCCTCGGGGATGAGCCCATTGCGCTCCATCATCTCATACACACGATCGACGAGCGGATCGAGCAGCTCGTCATTAGTGCGCTCGAGTGTCGGGCCGAGCGCCAGCAGCTTCTCCTCGTGCCGCTCCTGAATCTCTCGAGCGGTGGGCGCATCCGCGCCGCGGGCCGGGTTCTGATCCATCGTCGCGAGCATCAGGAACAGATCCTCATAGTACGCGCGCTGGATCCGGTACCGCACCTCGGCCATGTCTGTCGTCAGGTGGCTGAGATTCACCCCGACCTCGTGAATCGCTCGGAGCCCTTGCATGCCCTCGCGCACGTCTTGGTACGTGATATCGCCCGGCAAGAGGGACGTCTTCTGCGTCCGCAGCGATGACGGCCCCACAAGCGGCGGATCGACCATCTTCGCAATCGCCTGCCCCTTGCGTCGCTCCATTGTTTGCAGTTGCCGCACGTCGCCGAGCGCCGTCATGCCGCAGCAATCGACGCCGTACGTGTCGGTCAGCGCCGTGACGTCCCAACGCGGTGCCAGCACAGGGAATGTGCGGAACCCGCTCTCGCGCAGAAACCGTCCGTCCCGATTCTCCCCGACCTCGAAATGGCAACTCGTGAACGGGAGATATTTTGACTCGATCCGGTTGGCGTCGTGCAACTCGTTCGGCATCACTACCCAACACACATCGATCAACTCGTAATAGTCGCCACGATCCCATAACGATTTGGCGTGTGTGCTGATGCGCGACCAGTCGATGCGTCGCGTCCCTTCGACGACGGCGTACTCGCGGACAAGTTGATCAACCGTCAACCGGAACTCGTACACCCATGTGTCAATCAGTCCGCGCTTGTTGACCGCCAGACAATAGCTGCCGATTGGGTACGGGTAGCACCGAAACAGATCGCGCTCATCCTCGAGCACGGCCATCGCCGCCGTGCCGAACGTGCCGAAGTCGCCGTAGAGAATAGGCAGGACGTTGTAGAGATTGGTCTGCGCGAAGACCGTCAGCATGCGGCTCGTGACGACATGCAGCCACTCCTTCACCGCCGGCGATTGCGCCAAGTCGGGATCCGGTGTCGTCAGCTTCATCCACGGCCGCGCCGGCGACGTCAGGCCGGCGTGTAACCCCGACTTGAGCGTCCGCTCGGCCATCTTGCCGGTCGAGTCGATGATTTTCTGATCGCGTCGGTCGCCACGGTTGACGTCCGTGGCGTGCATGCGAATGCGCCGCGGCGCGATGAAATCAGCCACGTCGCGCCATTGCCCATCAAAGGATGCGCGACGGGTCTTGAGCGCCCCGCGCACCTTCTCGAGTCGATCGCGGCGGGTGACGGGCGCGCCCTCGTAGATGTTCGCCATCAGTACCCGATCAGCGTCTTCGGCCTGAGTGTCGGTGACGCCGGCGTCTTGTCGCTCTTGGGAGCCTGGCCGACGAGCGTGCTGGATGCCGCGCGCTTACGCTGCCGTTCGCCGGCGCGGTTAGCTTGAGCCATCTGATCGCCTGGGTTGATGGTTGGCGGCGCGGGCGCGGTCAGTTGCGAGCCTGGCGTCGGCGGGATCTGTGATTGCGCCTGTTGCGCCTGCGCGTTGCGCTGGCCGAGCTTCTTGCCGGCGAACAATCCGCCTGCGAGCGCCCCGCCGATCGCGAGTCCGGTGAATAGACCCATCAGCTCAACACCTTCTGGTACGACGTCTCAACGGCTGCATACCCGTGTCGCACGTAGAACTCGCCGATCGTCGAGTCGGCCGGCGCGACCATTTTTACCATACTTAGGCCGTTTTCCCTAGCCCACGACTCCGCCGTCGCCAGCAGAAAGCCGCCCGCCCGCGCCCCGCGATGATCCGGCGCTACCCACCACGCCAGTTCGTCGCCATACCGCCGACCGTCGATTGCGTGCTCGAGCGCGACCATTGCGAGGAACCCCACCACTTCCACGCCAGCCTTACTGATCGCCTCGAGTAGAAAGATCTCGCCGCACCCTTGCGCGCGAATGGCGAGCGCGCCGAGCTGCTCGTCCGTGGCCTGCGCGAACTGGCCAAACATCGACGTCGCCAAAAACTCCTGGGCCATCTCGATCACCCGCACGAAGTCTCGAGCCTGCTGCAACGATCCGCCCCGCTCCATCGTCCGCACCCGATATTCCATGATCAACCCTCCTTGCACTCAATCTGATCTTGGAGACGCCGCCACTCTGCAATCGCGATCAGTCGAGGATCATCGAGCGGCCACCATTGTGCCGCCTCCACAAGTTGAGAGTCGCAATTCTCACAGCGCCGCGGCCGGCCGGCGATCCCCGTCCACGCCAGCGACGCGAGCCTGACGGCGATCGCGTGCCATCCACATTCGTGGCACGTCACCTGAGCTGCCAGATACCTCTCACTCGTTGGGGTCGAACTCGCGTGCGGCATTACGCTCCTCGCTCGTGTTGGGATCAAAATCGCGTGCCGCCTTATCTCGCTTCGCCAGTTTCGCCATCAACTCGCCTGGCATGTCCGGCATGGCGAACGTCAGGGCCAGTGCGTCGGCCAAGTCAGGCGACCGGCCGAGCGCCTCTTTCACCTGATCCTTGTCCTGTAACATGAACTGCCCGCCGACAAACGAGTACGTGGGCGTGATCAACTCGCCGACCAGTTCGGGGATGTTCGGTAGTCCGCCGCCATTTTTAACCCACTCGGCCATCTCGAGCCACATCTCCGCGCGGCGATTCTTATAGCGCGGGTTGATGGCCTTCTCGGAGTAGACCACGGGGATCGCGGGGTAGCCGCCGGCGATCAGGTTATCGATGACGCCGTGGCCCCAATGCCCCGTGTCATCGACAAAGGTCTGCTCCGCGCGCCACTGCGCGATTCCTCGAGCGACGCGCGCCGCGATATCGGTGGTGCGTCGGTTTCGCATCACGACCGGCTGAAATGCTTGAAGCCCCTGCCGCGGGAAGATCACCGTTCGATCGTCGCCGAACCGCGCCACGTCCACGCCGAGCCGCTTCTGCGACCAGTCGTAGACGTCCGCGCGGATCTTCCGGCTCATTGACCGCTCGACCTCCTCCACGCTGAGCAAGGCGTTGATGGCCGCGGGCGGAAACTCGCCGAGCACGTTGACCATGACCCACGGGTTATCTCGCCCGTATGTCGCGATCTGTTGCTTGGCCCATTCCAGTTTGATACGTGGCGACCTCTTCGGGTTGTCAGGATCGCCCGTGATGATGATGACGAACCACAGCGCCTTGTCCGCGGTACACGCGCGGAACAACGGGCCGACCAGGTGCGTGGGATTGCCGGCCTGCACGATGCGTGTCTCGATGCCGCTTGCGAGCACGGCCTCGGCCGTCGCCATCACGGCCTGGGGAATGCCGCCGCTCTCATCGAGCACGAACATGCAATAGTCCGCGTGGAGTCCGGCTAGGGTGTCGGCCTGCTTCACCGGATCGGCGCTCTTTGGCCAGGTGCGCGCCGTGGCGAACCAGTTGGCCGGGTGATCAGTGTTTGCGATCCGCGTCTTCGTCCAGGTGAACGCGCGCGAGAGGAACGGATCCCGCGCCTGCCATTTCGACAACTCCGGCCACAGGTTGTCGTTGAGGTTGTCCTCGGTGATCGACGTGGCCCCAATCTTCGCGTAGGGCCGCGTTGCGAGGAAGATCCAGATCAGCCACGCCAAGAGTGCCGTCTTGCCCGGCCCCTTGCACGCCTTAAAGGCTATCCGCTGATTGGCGGGGTCGTCGAACGCGTTCAGTCCGTCGAGTTGCCAAGCGTCCGGCTCGACCCGGAACCGCTCGCGTACAAACCGCGCCGAGCCGCCTCGGGTGATCTGCCCCGGCCGGTAATAACTCCGTAGCTTCTCGCGTACTTCAGTCGGACCCACTGCGGGTTCTCATCGAACAGGTGGCCGTCTGTGCCGTGGGCCCGGCGCCAGAAATCTGCCACGTATTCATCGCGCCTTCTGGCTCATCGCAACTCAAACTCCGGTGGCAAGTTCTGGAAATCGTAATGATCTGGCGCATTAATCGACTCAATACGGCTACGCATCAACTGCACGCGGCTCTCCTTGGTCGGCGGGGCGTAGGTGCCACGCCACGCCAAATCGATGCCGATGTTTTGGCCGATGTTTGTGCTGTCGGCAGACGCAAACGGAAACCGCGAGAACACCGCGGGGTTAAGCATCCGCAATCCGTGCAAGCGGCAACGGGGGTGCCCAGCATCGTCGCAAATAGTCCGCATGGCTTGGTGCATCCGTCGCCACCATTGTTCGGTGCCGATCTGGGCGTAGGCTCCCGAGCTGCCGAGGCAAACACGCGGAAACCGCTCCGCCAGCCGCTCAAGCCGCTCAAACGACTCGTGCAGATGCCAGACGGGAGCACCGAACCAATGCGGCAGGGGCCAGTCGGCCACGAGATCATCGTTGTCGCTTTCGGTGCCGTCAATCACGTCTGGAATGACGGCAAAGTCGCAGGCCGGTTGCCGCTTCCCGGCCTCAGCGAAGGCATAATACGGCTCCCAATCGGTAATGGGCTGACCCTTGCGCCACGCCGAGAAAGCGCCGTTGTCCAGCGCGAAGGACTGGCAGGCAGCAACAGCCAATCCCATCTGACCAGGATAAGCAAACGAGACGAAGGCATGCCCGGCTCTGACGGCAACTTCGGCCGCAGTGGCCGGCGTGATAGGGAGGCCGTGATAATGGATCACGGTGTCACCGCCGGACACTGCCCAGGCGACCCTAGATCATCGCCGGCGTTGATAGCGCCGAGCGCGGGCCGTCGCGAACGGGTTATGCCCGACGTGCCATACCTCGGCCTGATGGAGGTGACACAAGTACACCGAGAGCCGTGCGAGGAGTTTCTTGTTTTCATGGCTACTGGCTTTCAACGTCTTCATGGCCTTGCGCGCGGCGGCCTCGGAGTCGTACTCGAACTTGCGGCACCGCTCGTTCATCTCACTCGCTCTCCGGTAACGGCCCGTCGCCGAGCAGATCCCCATAAGTCACCCGTACGCGCTGATCGACGTGTTTCACGAACTTGCCCGCCGCCTTCGCGATCGTGATACGCGCGACCAGTTTGTCGTAGAACCCTACTTTGAATCCGAACTCTGTCGGTGTGATGGTCTTGATGGCGTCAGCAATGTCGTCCGGCCACAGCTTCGGCGGTAGAATCTGCCCGTGCTCGTCGAAGAGCTTCCGCACGTCCACCCGCGCCTGGCGCGCGATATCAGCCAGGGCTTGCTCGCCGTTGTACTCGAGCTGCTCGACCACCTTCTGCGTCCGCGCCTCGATGAAGGCCGCGACTTTAACCGACTTTAACAGTCGCGTCGCGGCCGCAGAGCTGACCTCCATTCGTCGCTTGCCCGGATAGACGGCGTCGTACGCGGCATACCCGACGCGCCCGTTCGCAAGATACTCGAGCGCGAAGAGCCGATGTCTGCCGCTCAGTGGCTTACCCCGCTTCGTGGTCACGGTGTAGTTGCCTGCTGACCGGGATCGCCGCGGCGCCGAACGCCAGCGCGTACCAGTCCTGCCACGGTGACGCTGCCGTCATCACCCACGTCCACACCATCACGCATGCCGGCAAGGCCCATCGAATCATGCCGGCTCAACCCGCTGATCAATCCACGCCTGGGCCTCGGCTCGTGACGCGAATGTCTCCCTGCCCACCCGCGCCCATAATGCTCCACTTTGGTGCCGCCAATACACGAACACCCGCGAGACTACGGCGTCAAGCCGCATGCCGTACTGGGCGCCGCTCGGCATTGTCCGCGTCACCTCGATCTGTGTCATTGTCGTCCCCTTCTCATCGCTTTGTGGCACCGCCGGCGCCACCCGTGTCGCCTCACTTGCCCGCCTCCGCTCGTTCGGCCGTGTTGAGGACGGTCAACTGCATGACGATCGGCTTGGCGCCTGGCGGTCGGTTCGGCGCGATGTAGCCCTGCGGCCACCGCTCGACCTTGATGCCCGGCATTGGCCCCAGCGCGGCCTCGGCCTCGGCGAGATCCGCCCGCTCGAGCTGTACGATTGGCGTGCCTTGGGTGAACAACACCACGGCGCACAGCCGATCGCACTCGATCAGCGCCGTGAGCAACTCACCGGCCGGCTCGCCGACGTCGGCGGCGGGATCGGCGCGGAGCATCGTGATGATCCGCGTGAGTAATTCTTCGCACTTCAAAACGGGATCTCCTCGTCTTTGATGTCGGCGCCGCCGCCACCCTTCGCCCATAGTCTCGCATCGTTGCCGAAGACCGTCCAGCCCTCGACACGCTTGCGGCCGAACAGCTCGAGGTATGGGCCATCCCAATGCGCCATGATCATGCGCCGGAAATCCTCTGGCTTCTCGGAGTGTTCCCCGGAGCGGCGGATCGTCTGCGAACTCTTCGGCTGGGGCGTCGGCCGATCCGGCAGACACGATCCGCGCACGGCCACGACCAGGTGCTCATGGGTGACGTGCGAATAGTGCCCGCGCATGCCAAGCACCTTGTCCCAGGTGAAATTGGTCTTGTACGTAAACCCCCATGCCTCGAGCACGTCGCGCGGGCCTGGGTTCGCGAGCAGCACCGGGGCCGTGACCCACAGGAACAGGATCGAGTCAGGCATCGCATGAGCCTGCACGGGCAGGGCGCTCAGTTGCTCGATCGTCATGCCGGCGTAGTGCCGTTCGGCCTTGCCGAGCGACCCATCAGCCGTCGCGCCACTGTCCCGATAGAGCCACGGGGGATCGGCGTAGATGACGCGATACATGCCCTCGAGCGCGGCCTGGCCGGTAATCGTCCTTGGTCGTGCTGCGGCCCGAATCTCTGCGCGGAGATCCCGCACCGACCAATCGTGGTCGGCGGCGCGGGCGAGCCACTCGGTTTGCTCCTTCGGGGACAGCGACGCGACCTCGGCATGTAGGGAAAAATCAACATCTTCCCGACGTCGGGATGGTGGCACATTTTCCCCAATGTATTTATGGTTTCGCGCCGTCCGCTCTCTCACGAGCCCGGCATCGACGACCTGGCTGAGCTTCTCTTTCCAGTCGTCGCGTGTTTCGCCGTAGGCGAGCCAGTCGGCGAGCCACCAGCCGGCGCCCTTTTGCACCTTGCTGATGAACTCACCGACCGCTTGGTATTCGGCGAGCGTGGGTCGGCCTGTCACCTCGAGCCCCGTCGCCGTCAGGCGGAAGCGCCCGAACATCTCGATCGGGCGGAACGGGATCTCTTTCTTCGCCGGTTTGCTCAATGCCCGCTTCGCCACTTGGCCCTACTCCGCGGCCTCGTTCGCCTCGGCGACGCCGGCGCCCGCCGTGGCCTCGTCGTCTCGAGACGTCCGTACGCGCAACTTGTCCTCGCCGATCACCCGCATCAGCTCGACGCCGGCGTGTCGGTACGACATGACGTTGTGGATCCGCATCTGCTTGAGCGCGTTCTGGCAGAGCCCTTTCTCCTCGCCGCGGAGCGCGTTCACGCTATCGCGTGCCTCGCCGATCGACTCGCACAGGCGATCGAGATCCGTGTGCCGCACGCCGACGCCAGGTAATTCCTGGGCGCGCGGCTTACGCTGCTGTTGCTTCGCCTGCCGTGCTTTCGCCGGCAGTGTCTTCGTTGCTTTCTTCTTGGTCGCCTTCTTCACCATTACCCCCTCCTTCACCTGGTTGTGCCTCCGTTAACGCGCCGACAGTATTCGGCCAACAGCAGGGCGTCCGCGATCGCGTGCGTCACTGCGATGCCTGGAAATAACGCTTGCGCCTTGCGCTTGGTGACGTTCTTGTCCGGCCGTCGCCGGCCGATGACGCCGCCGGTGCGCGCGCCGATCGCAGCCTGCCACTTCTGCGCGGTCACTTCGTCGAATGAGATGCGGTTCCCGAGAAGCGCCATGCGAGCCTGTTCCACCATGCGGCCGAAGACGAACGCCGACGCGCGGCTCATGACCGGGCTCGGCCCGACGCGCTCAAGGATCGCAGTACTCGTGTAGGGCGATCGGACGCCGTAGCGCTCGAGCGCGTCTAAGAGATCGCGCCCGGTCGCTGGCATGCGTTTGGCAAACAGCACCACCCGCGCGCCGGTGATCACGGCCACCCCGCCGTTGACGCCCGGATCGATGCCGATGTATGTCCGCACCCTCACCCCCGTCGAATTGTAGCCAACAATCGTCTCGTTTACCAGCGCGCCGGCGACCGTCGCCGGCGCGGCTTGGCCCCTTCGACTGGCGCCTCCTTCACTGGATCCGGCACCACCTCGACGAAGCGGCCCGTTTCCCGCTCCATGTTGAGATAGACCACCCCGGTCGGCCCGTTTCTCTGTTTGTCGATGATGACCTCTCGCAGCCCCGACGCTTGGTGTCCTTTCGGCGCGTACAGCAGGGCAACGATGTCCGCATCCTGCTCGAGCGAACCCGACTCGCGTAGATGGTGCATGCGCGGCCGTTCGTTGGTCTCGAGCCGCACCAGTTGCGACAACACCACCATCGGCACATGCAGCTCGCCGGCCAACACCTTGAGCCGCCGTGACACATCCGAGAGTTCCTGTGTGCGGTTCTCGCCACGGCGCCGCTGGCCCTCGGCACCCATCAGTTGAATATAATCGACGATCACGGCGGCTAGCCCGCCCGGCCCGCTTTGCAGCCGCCGGCACGCCGCGCGGATGTCCCACACGGTTCGCGTGGCCGTGTCGTCAATCCAGATCGGCAATTCCGCGATGATCTCCTGGGCTTGTGCGATCGCCTTCCAGTCCATTGCCCCGAGCGCGGTACCGCCCTTGAGAATCCGTGCCAGATCGACGCCGCTGATGTTCGCGAGCAAGCGTCGCTCGAGTTGCTTCCGCCGCATCTCGAGCGAGAAAAACGCGACACGCCCCTTGCCGGCCTGGCCGATCGACTTCGCCCACTCAAGCGCGAGCGCCGTCTTGCCCACTGACGGCCGCGCCGCCACGATGATCATGTCGCCGCGTTGCAAGCCATGTGTGATCTGATCGAGGTTCTCGTGCCCCGTGCTGATCCCGGTCAGTTCCCCCGGATGTTGATCGAGCCACTCGAGATCGCGATATAACTCCGCGATGCCCTCGCATACCGCAATCAGTTCGCCGGCGCGCCGCCCCCGCACTTCAAATAGTGCCTCCTCGATCGCCTGTAGCACGTCCTCAGCCGACTGATCACCCTCATAGGCCAGGCCGATCGCCCGATTGCCGACCATGATGATCTGCCGCAGCGCCGACTTCTCGCGCACGATGTCCGCGTAGTGATCGATGTTGGACGATCGCGGTACGCCATCGACCAGTGACGCCACGTACGCCGGCCCGCCGATCTCGTCAAGCCTGCCCTGTGCGGCTAGGTGATTGTGGACTGTCACAAGGTCGATCTCTTGGTGTCCTTCGGCCATCTTGAGAAAGAGCGCAAACAGTTCCCGGTGCGCCGCGCGAAAGAAATCCGCCGGCGTGAGCCGCGTCGCCGCCACGTAGAGCGCACTATTCTCGATCATGATCGCGCCCAGCACCGCCCGCTCAGCCTCGAGGTTATGCGGCAGGCGCCGCTCGATTACCGCGCTCGCCGTGCCGTGCATTCCGCCTCCGTCGCACAGGCCGGCGTGTGCCGGCAGTCATGTGGTGCCTGATCGTCCCCGGCGTACTGGTTGATGGCCCTCACGAACCACTGGAACGGATGCCGACTCCGTACGAGCCCCGGTTCGTCGCTCCGCACATAACGCCACGCGCGACGCCCGATCTCCTCGTGGGTCAGCCCCTCGTTGAGCAGCCGTTTCATCTGCGCCCGATCGACCTTGAAGTCGAAGACGTAGGCGCCCCGGTACCGAGAGGCATGCGCCGCCGCAAACTCGCCTTCGATATGTTTCAGTTTCTCGCCGATGCCGATGCCGCCGCTGAGTAGGTTGTCCAACTCAGCGAGCCCGGCGTCCTGTTTCGCCTTGAACGCGGCCCATTCGTCAGCCATCCTCCTGACGATGCGCGTGACCTGGCCCTTGACGTCGCTCATCACCCCACCCTTTTTTGTGATTTGTTTAACAGTTGTCGCCTAGATCTCAACCGCTGGCAGATCTGCGATGCACGCACGGATGATGGCATCGGGTAGTCCGCCGGCCTCGCCTACGCGGCGAATCGCTCGGGCGCGATCTGAGTCCGCGTCGAGCAGTTCCCCGCCGCGCCACGACTCGCCACGAGCGGGGGCGCCCCACGCGGCAAGGGCGGCATCCACGACGCCATAGACGAGCGCCCGGCCATCTGCGTGCTGACGGACGATCAGGGTGTACTCATCGATCTCGCCTTGCAGCTTCGCTTGATGGTGGCGCCCGTGATCCCCGCCGAGCCAACTATCTCCGGCTGCGGATGCGATGATGGGCCACTCAGCCTCGCGGATCGTGACGGGCGAATGGTTGGTCAGGGTGATGATGCGGCGTTTGGCGGTCGTGTCGGTGCTCATTGATCTACCTCCTGTTGGTTGTGGTGCCGAATGAACCCGTCCGGCGTCGGTCATGCTGTGTTCCGAGTAGCCAATCCGTGCCTCCGGCTACAGGCTCCTCCCCCCTCCCTTCGGGCCTCCCTCCCCCCTGCCGGCATCACCCTTCCGGCCCTTATTAGAGGCTCTAGGAGCGGTGACGATGCCGTATAGGGTCTCGGTCGTCGTCGGTCGAGTTAAGCGCCGCCGCGCGTCTGTGTGGCCTTCTCGCTGGCCTCCTGGCCGACCAGCCCCACCCCCACCCCGGCCACGCATCCGCCCAGGTTGCGGGCCTTTGAAAAAGGCCCAAAGACCTGGCAAGTGCCCCTATGTGAGACACAGGACGGAACGGCCGCGGCTTGTTTGGGACGTGTCGGGACGGCTAGAATAGTCGTCGCAAGTTGTCCGTGAGCCACCACGGCCTTGCTGGCTCGGCGACTGGTTGAACAGTCGCCGAGCCGCGTGCGCGAGTCTACAGTACGCCCTCCATAAAAATCAACGGCCGCGGCGTTGCTTGCCTAACTCGATCAGGTCGGACGCCTCGCCCGCCGTGAGCCCCGCCTTGATGGGCGCGCCGAGTTTGCGGAGATATGCGAGTTGCCCCGGCGACATCGGCTTCTGGCGCCACGCCGCCCCGGAGTCCTTGAGTTTGGTCATTGAATGCCGGTTCGTGAACATCCAGACTTCGGCCATCGTCAGTGCGGCGCGCGCCGTGGGGAGATCATGCCCGATCGTGTGCTGACGGACGCTGTGCCGCTCGATCCGATTGCCCGGCCGCAGCGTCGTGCTGATGGAGTACTTACCCAGGAGATCCGCCTCCACGCACAGCGTTTCGTAGCCGTCCGCCCAGGGGTATTGGAGGGCATAGCGATCCACGCCGACCTTTATCCAACGCATCCGCAACCCGGCAGTCAGGTCGCCGAGATCCTCCATCTTCCAGATGTCGAATGTGCTGGCCCGCACCTCGAGCTGCTCAAGCGAATACCGCTGCTGCGCCAGAGCGCCGTCGATGTTGATGTTGGGATACTCCGCTTTAAGTTTCTCGAGCCGTTCGTCGGCCTCGCGGAGATCCATGCCGTTCACCGCGAGTCCTGGTGGGAGCCCGTAGAGCATCGGCGCCGTGGCGAGCGAGTGTTTGCGCGCGATATCGACCAGATCGATGACAATGCAATGCGGCTTACGGAACGCAGCCATCGGTGCCGTCGCCCGATCGGGCCCGACTGGATCGCCCGGTAACGGCCGCAGTCCGCGGCCGGTCATCTGCTCGTAGAGCGTCGCGCTCTTTGTCGGCTTGGCGTGGAGGATACACGCCGCCATTGGCAGGTCTGTCCCTTCGGTGAGCACCATGCAGTTGGTCAACACCTCGAGTTGGCCCTCGCCGAACGCGCGCAAAATCTCGCGGCGCTCTTCCTTGGGCGTCTCGCCACTCAGCGCCATCGCGCGGATGCCGGCGCCGCGAAACTCCCCGGCGAGCGCATGCGCGTGCTCAACGTTGACCGTGAACGCGATTGTTGGCATGCCGGCGCCATACTGGTGCCAGGCCTCGACGGCGAGCCGGTTGCGCGCGTCCACGTTGACGGCCTCGCCGAGCTGCTTCTGATTGAAGTCGCCGCGCTGTAATCGCACCGCGTCGAGCGACACCTCTGTCTCGACCACCCACGGCACGATCGGCACGAGCCACCCGTCATCAATGGCCTGTTTGAGTGCGTAGTTGTATGTCAGCTCTTGGAACACACACCCGAGCCCGATCGCGTCGGATCGGTTCGGCGTCGCCGTCACACCGACGAGTAGGCGATCTTTGGGCGACACCTGATCCCAGGTGCGAAGTGCCGCCTCCATCTTCTCGACGTCGGCCTCGGTCGCTGCCTCGATATCGTGCTCGTCCGCCGCCGCGGCCGGTGGCAGGAACCCGAGCAGCGCGAGAGCCGTCCGGTATGTCGGTGCCGCCGCATGATGAGCCTCGTCAATCACGACCACGCGGAAGCGATGCCACGTCATCAGCCGCTTCAGGCGCTTGAAGTTGCCCGCTTGGAGCGTCTGGATAGACGCGACGACGACATCACTGTAGCGACTCGCGTGCGAACCCGCTTGCTCGATCATGACGACGGCGCCGCGGTTGGCCCGCTCGATCTTCTCGCGCGCCTGCTCGAGCAACTCCTGCCGATGGGCGATCACGAGCATCTTGCGTTCACCCGGCGGGAATTGGCTGAGCCACTCGGCGAGCGCCGGCGTCTTCAACAACTCGGCAAACGTCACCGTCTTGCCGGTGCCTGTCGGCTTCTTGATCAACAGGCGCCGGCGCCCAGCCGCCACGGACTGCGCGATCGCGTCGAGTGTGGCCGTCTGATACGGCCGCAGGGTCGGCGCGCTCATCCGGCGATCCCCTCCCGCACGCGGTAGCGAGCCCCCGGATACGCGGACTCGAACCGATCCCGTGGCATGGACTTGGCCTTGTCGGTGAGGTACCTCTGCACGGGTTCAAGCCCGTCCAACTCACCCCGCGCGACCAGCGCCGCGACCACGGCGCCGGCGTCAATGATCTCTGCACTGACGTACGTGCGCGTGCTCATGCCCGCCCGATAGCCCAACTGCGGTAACACCTCGGCAGGCTCGCCCGTATCGATCGGTTCGGTTGCCCTGGCCGCGGCTTGCTGCCTGATCTCGATCGCCTGCCGTCTCGCGGCGACCGCGTTCATGATCTTGACCGAGTTAAGGAGCCGCTCGACTGCGGCCTCGGGATCCTTATAGCCCGCTTCTCGGCAGATGTTCCCGAGCACCTGCTTCGCGCCGGCGTTCACTGGCGCCGTCACCGCCGGAAGCCGCTCCACCCACTTCGTCACGAACCATAGCTCTCGAGCACTCAGGTTCTCGGATTGACTTTCCAGCTCGGTCGCCTTGGCCTCGGCCTCCTGCTGCTGGCGTTCACGTTCGCGCAATGCCGCGCGCTCGCGTGCCTGCTGCTCCTCGCGCGCCTGGCGCTCAGCCCGTTGCCGTTCGGCTGCGGCGAAGTCGAGACACTTGCGCTCGAGCACGGCGATGGCCTCGTCCATCGGCCCGATATCCCGTCGCTCCTGCTCGAGTAGGTTCTTCTTGAGCTGATCCACGGGTTGTTTGATTTTTTTCCAGTGCTCGGCGGCGAGCCGCTTGAGCCCCTTCCACCCGCTGAGTAACTCGAGCCCGCGCTCGTGCGATGCCTTATCGACGATCGCAATGGTCTGTGCCTGTTTGATCAGCGCCGGCGCCTGCCGGCCCTCCTCGCTCGGCGTGATCGTCAGCTCGAACGTGTCACCCGCCGATACCGGAACCGTCTTTGTCTTTGCCATTCCTCACCCCTTTGGTTAGTCGCGTGGATCTGGCTCGGCCGGCGCGAAGCCCAGCTTCGCCGCCTTTGTCTCTTTCGCCTTTGCGGCGCCGCGCCTCCGCATCTTCGTCGCCGTCGTCTCGCGTTGCCGCGCGACGATATCGGCCACCTTTGGGAGCAACACGAACCGCCGGAACCCGTGCTCTGCGCTCGTGTGCTCAATAAAGACCGTGTCCTGCGCAGGCGACCGTCGCCCCTTCGCGTCGGTTCCGCCCTCCGCTCGGAACGTCTGCACAGTGAAGGTTTGTGTGTTGCCATAGGCGTCGATATCTCGAAGCACACTGACCTCCGTGCGAACAATATCGGGCCTCAGCGTCATCGCCGCCATTGCCCGATCGAAAAAATCCTGTGTCTTAATCTCGGTCATTCTAGCCACCCCTTGTTTTTAATCGTCTACCTGCATCACTCGCGCGTCCTTGTTGTTTGCCAACTCTTTGGCGATGAATGCCTGGGCCTCGGCCTCCGAGCCGAATCTCAGCGCCGGCTGAGTCCACCTCTGATCACTGCACCGATCCTTCTCCTGTGTTCGAACAAGGCTCCAAATGACCCAGCCACTCCAATGCCTGTTGAGCCAGAATGTGAGCGTTGTCCCCGGCTTGGTGTACGCGATTGCGAACGCCATTGGTCTTACCCTCCTTGCCGAGATCGTAGCACGGCCCTGAATTGTTGTCAACAATTACCCCCAATGACGGGTCAACTCCTCAGTCAGGAAATCCAGAACCGCGCCGCCGGCTAAGTCGGTACGATCGATACCGCAAGGCGGCACCTCTTTCGCCAACTCAAGCCAGTGACCCATCGCTTTAATATCCCAGGCGATTAGGCCATCGGCGCCGCGGTCAGTGAGCGGGCGCCACCGCAGCGTCCCTTTGTCGATTGACCACCGGCTCTCTTTATGCCGCCAGTGGCAGAGCAGCACCATGCCCTCGGGCTGTGATCGCTCGCCGGTTGGATCGCCTCCCATACCTTTGTGCACGAGATGGCTCACCTCGAGCGCCAAGCCGTAGCCCGCACACGGGCAAAGCGGGAACCGGCAACGTCGATCGCGTCGGCGGGCGCGCGCCTTGTTCGCGCGCTCCTGCCGAGCCAGTCGGCCGCTGCGTCGGCGCCGCAATCGGCTCGGCGTCAGGCCGCTCTTGGGTTGCGGGTTCATGGTCACTCCTCCTCTTCGGCACGCTTCGCTGATCGCCGCATCCGATCGACGTCTTCACCGATGCGGCGATCGAGGTGCTGAAACGTGGCTTCCAGTAGGCCCAGCCCGACGAAGAGACACACCGCTACGAGCGCCACCGCTACGAAGTCTGTCATCTCGCCCATTGTTGCCTCCGTGCTTGGTACAGCAGGCGGCGCGCTTCCGCGAAGTCGGCCGCTTGCGTCTCCTTGTGATCGACCAGTTTGCACCGACCACGGTGATCGAGGTACTCACAGAGCCGCACCCACATCTCGGCCGGGAGTCCGTGCTTCTGCTCGAGCAAGATGGCTTGGAGCGCCGTCTGGATGCTGTGGGCTTTCGCTTTGGCGCCGCTCTTGATCTCCCATACAACCCGCGCGCCGGATCGCAACCGACCAGCCCGATCAGGACGCCCGCCGAACCTCAGCCCCGGATGCACCCACGGTTCCTCGATCTCCTCGAACGTTGGTGGCTCGAGTCGCAAGCATTCGATGTGAGCCAATAAGTATGGCCGGCCCCGGCTCACGCACGTCGCGACGTCCACCGCGCCCAGGTCGTAGTCGGCCGTCAGGGTATGCACGAGACGGCCTCGCGCACTGCTCTCCTCGGTGTACCAGCGATCGTCGATCCACCCGCCGCGCTCGAGCAGGCCCGTAATATGCGGCACGACAAGCCCGGCCGCATCATAGTACGTATGCGTTTCGGCCTCGAACCTGAATGACGCCGGCGCCTTCAATTAAAGATGCCCCGCATCAGTTTCGCAAATCGCGGTGCTTCGCGATCCTCGAGGTAGTCAACAATGACCTGCGCGAGCTGGCTCCGGGTGTCCTTACGGCGATACTTCGCGAGCAGGCGCTTCGCGACGCGCGCACAGGCGATCGCGCCAAGCCCGGCCTCGGTCGTGCTGGCGAACCGCTCGATGGCCTGCTCGATCGCCTCTTCCATCTCGCGGACGCGCGCCTGATCGTTGTAATCGAATATCACAGTGCCCCTTTCTGCTCGATGCGCGTGATGATGCTGTCATACTCGGCGCGCTTAATCTGACCGGCATGTTCATAGCCCCTCGTCCGATTCAGCCACAGTTCGATCTCGCTCCGCGTCCGCCCGACCGACTTCGCGATCGCGAACAGCCGACCCTCTTGCTTGGGCGTGATGGTGTCCTGGCGCGTCCGATCGGTATACGCCGGCTCTGGCTCGACTTGGCCCTCAATCACGTCAGCGACCGCGGTGCCTCGGACTGACACCTCTCCACGCAAGGCGGGATCCGTCTTGAGTCGCCAGCAGACGCGCGTGCCTTTTCCATCGCTCACGCGCACGGCGACGCCGTGCTCGGCCACGAACCGCGTCGCCCAGGCACGATCCCACAGCTCGAGCCCGACGCCCAGCCGCTTCGCGCATCGCCGTAGCCCACTCGCCGCCGTGGCCTCGATGGCGTCGCCGAGCGTCTGCTGTTTGTTGCCCTCGTGATATTCCTGCTCGCCCATCGCGAACGCGGCCGGCGTGCCGTTGATGTAGAGCATGTACGGCACATTGACCGAATTGCCGCTCGCCACGGGCTTGCCACTCGGCACCAGCGCCCACTGACCGCGACCGAACGCCTCGTTAAACCATTTCGTGTACGACGGGTGCGACAGATAGACCTGCCCTGTCGGCTTGATCAGTACTTCGGCGATTGGCACCGGGCGATTCAGGATGCGCTCTTGCGCGGCCGTGAGCTTGAACGTGGCTCTACCGAGCGCACCGATCAGCATGCCGTCATTGCCGACCTCGGTGTCATCTACCGTCTTCGCCGGCAGCAATCGCGATGGATCCCGCACGACGAGCCGCGTCGGGCGACGAGCCACGGCTAACGCTTCGGCCTGAACCCGTTTAACAGGCTTTCGCCGTCCTGTTTTCGACATATCCGATCCCCCTGCTATACTAGTGACTCGTCCGTTCCACCCCTGAGCGCCGGTCGCAGTCTCACCCCTGCGGCCGGCGCGTTTTATTCCAGCAGCCCTCGCTCGCGCCAGTACTCAATGGCTTCGGCCTCGCCGCGGGACAGGAACTCAATCACGTCGCCCTCGCTGATGCTCCGCTGTGCCCGTCCGGTCAGTTCGCCGATGCGCGCCTTTGCCATCTTCATCTTCTGCGCACCGATCTTTGTGATCATGCCTTGGACTCGCGTTGTCTTGTGTCGGAATAGTGAGACCCGCCCGCGTAGCGTCATCCTTGATCCCCTTCCTTGCCGTACCGCGTCTCGATCGCCCGATGCGTGGCGTCACCACACTGCTCGCACGTCGTCCCGACCGGCCCCTCGGCGCCACAGGCCGCACACGGCCCCGTCACGCGCGACGCGGTGAACTTGCCCTTGATCCGCTGGGTGTAAAACCGGCCTTTACTCGCGGCGCCGAGTAGTTCATCGTAGACGCCGACATCGACGCCGGCGTAATGGAACACCGGCCCGCGGCCGTGGCCCTGGCGCGGCTTGAACTCCACGGCGAGCACTTGGCGGGCGACGGAATACCCGATGCCGGCGAGATTACTGCTCTCCACCGGCGCCAGCTCGATCAGCTCATCCATAGCCTCGCCTCTTGCTGAGAGGCTAGCAGGAGGGACTAATTCTTGTCAACAATTGGTTTGACGACGGCCTCGACCTGGTCGGCCGCGTCAGCCGTCTTTGTAATGACCGTCTTCACTTTGCCGGCCTTGCCCGTCGCTGGAATAAAGGCGGCGGCGATCTTGGCGATGCCGATGCCCTTGCGGAGTTTTGACCAGAACCCCATCACTCCCGCTCCGTCTTGGCCTGCCGGACGCCTTTTACGATCGAGTACCCGACCAACCCCATCGTCAACAGGGCGCCGGCGAGCTGCTCGACGCCGTCACCGCCGGCTGCTTCGGTCACTCCGAGTGTGACCAGCGCGTACCGGATCAGGGACGATACGATCGGACGAAGTAGATTCGGATCCATGTCTGTTCTCCTTTTTACCGCCAACTCGCGCGATCAGCCAAAACACGCCGACGACGGCCGCGTTGATCAACGTGGTGATGTGATCGCGTCTCATTGTCCGAGCGCCTCGCGCCACTCGCGTTGATGTTTCTCGATTGACGTCTCGAGCGTTGGCGTCACGCCCGCCAGCCAATCGTACATCGTCCGCCCGAACCATCGCCCCATCTGCGGATTCGGCGGCTGGCCGGCGCGTGCGTAGTCCGCGAACAGCGCCTCGCCAACCGTGTCAAATACCTCATCGCCCGGATAGGGCGGCGCCCCGCCGCTGCTCGGTGGCGGCTCTGGCACCGTGGGCGGCGAGCACCCTGGCACCGTTGGCACGACGCCGCTGACCAGCGGCTCGGTGAGTTGACCCAGTGTCATCGCCGAGCCCTGCAAGTCCATCATGGGGTTCACGAGCGGTTGCGACGTCGGCAGTATGCCCTCGATGTGATCATTGAGCCGCCAGTCCGCCGTGCCGCCGTTGCCGAGGAAGTCGCCGAATGATCGATACTCCGGCCCTGGCGCGACGATGACGACTACCTCGTCGCTGATCGGTCGTGTCGGATCGGCGCGCTTCATGGCGACATGGGGCGAGCAGAACCGCTGCACGACGCCTTGCAGGAACAACACCCGCGAGTCGCGCGTGCTCGTCTGATCCGGCCGGAAGCCTGTGCGCGTCATCTCGACCGAGTAGAACGACACAAGGCTCGAGAACGTCGCTTGGGCCGATGCGACGCGGGGCGCCGGCGCCGACACATATGAGTACCCCGCCATTGAACCGGCGGTCAGCGCCGCAGCCGCCAGCGCCGTCACCGCCCGCTCACGCACCACTGTCCCGATCGGTCTCACGGCCATCGTGTTCCCTTCTTTCGCTGAATGTGAAAATGCACGCCGGTCGCGTTGGCGCTCCGGTACACCAGATCCCTGAGTCCACCGACGTCCACCAGCGCCGGCGCCTCGAGCAGCACCGTGAACCCGGCGCCGAGCGTGCTCCGTAGGGATCGATAGACGGCTCGCACCATCGCCTCATCCCACTCGGCGACGCTCACGTCGAACGCCTCGCCGGTCATGTGGGGATCCGTGGGTTTGCGGCCACGCTCCTCGCTGCCGCTCGTGACGATGGCTACCGTCTCAAGGTGCTGCGCCGCGCGATCGATCGCCGCCAGAATCCGCACCCCCGCCGGCGCCAAGACTCGCACCTCCGCGCCGGGCTTCAACCGGACGTGAGGCACCATCAGCCTTGCCGGAACACCAGCGCCAGCACGGCCAAGATCGTCGTCGAGACGAGCAGGCCGACCACCGCATAGATGGCATTCTTGATGATGGTCAGGTCAGCGTGTAGATTGTCCATCTTGACGGCGACTAGCGCCATCGACGCTTCGAGCTGCTCGCGTGTCGCCATTTCGGCTTGCAGATCGGCGACGATCTTCTCGAGCTGCTCGATGCGACTGGCGTGCTTGACGTACTCGATTGCCTGGGCCTTGCTCTCGTCGGCCAACTTCATGACGCGCCTGAGTAGATAACTGGTATCAGACTCCGGCGCGCCCGCCAGCGCGTCGTCTGAGGGTAAGGGTGCCATAGGGGGATCCGGTCTGTGTTCTCTACGCCTTGCCGACTTCGCCGTCTGCGATCAGCGTCAGCGCCGCCGCGGCCGATGCGCCGCCGACGATGAACCCGTTGGCGCCCTCGAGCCGGAGATTCTGGAAATAGAAATCAACGTAGCTGTTCGCCGGCACATTGGTGTCTTCGGGTATCAATCGCGTGCCGGCGACGTTGGCGCCTGTGGCGCCCTTAAAGAGCCGCGCGGTGCGCGGTGTTGCCGTCTCGTTGAGGATGCGGATCTTCTTGATGAAGACCACGTCTGCGGTGGGGGTATAGCCGACCGCACCCGCACCCGCCGCCGCCGGCGCGATGAGATCCGTGTTGTAGGCGGTCGAGAGCGCGATCGGCCCGAAGGTGACGACCTTGTTCGCTGGCATGAGTGTCTCCTAGTAAGCGGCCAGTTCCGACCATCGGAACGTCACGCCGAGATTCCACGTCATTGCGGCCGGGTTGATGATGCCCGTCTTGACGACGACGCCCTCGTTCTGCGCCAGCACGACCGGGTGGCCGTCCGCGTTGTCGCAATCGTAGAGATCGCTGAGCGGCACGATGGTGCCCTGCGGTGTGACCGTGATCGCCCCGGTCAGGATCCCGTAGGCGAGAATGCCGATGCCATTGGCGTCCAGTGTTTTTGTGCCGGCGCCGAGCGCCGCTGTCGTCGCGACGCGCAACTCGCCGAGCAGCGTGGTGCCCATCGACGTGCGGAGCTTGCCGGCATTGCCCGTGATGGTGAGCGCCGTGCCGCCACTCCCGGCGGCAGTGAACGCTCGCGCGATCACCGCTTCAAGCGAGAGCAGGGCCGCGGCCGTCGCCGCGACGTTCATGCCCGCCGACACGCGCACGCGCCGCACCGCGGCCAGCCGCGTCGCATCCGTCCAGCGAAATTGAGCCAGCTCAGAGTTAGCGGCGATCGCCGCGGCCAGCGTGCCCGTCACCGCCGAGATCGCATACGACCCCAAGCTGCCGTAGTCCGCCGGCCTGATACACACTCGCAGCGCGCGGAATGTCGTGCCGTCTACCTCGGCCAGCGTGCCGCCGTTCCCCTGGATCTGAACCGCCATCGCTCCTCAGGCTTTCCGCCCCGGCGCCTGTCGTAGCCAGGCGGCGAGATCAAGCGCGTCCTGCGCGTCCATGCGGAGATCCACCTTGGGAGCGTGAAACGCGATCAGCGCCCTCGTCGCTTCGCGCTCTAGCGCCTCCGCGAGCGTCAGCGGATCAAAGCGATCAAGCAGTGGCCCGTCCGGGTACGCATCGAAGCTGGCCCGTGACTGAATACGTCGCTCCACTTCGCGCCGCTGTGCGTCTTGGTTTGCTCCCATTTTAGAACCTCCACGCGATTGACCATGATCCGTACACTCGCGTGCCCTTGCCGCCGCGCGTCGGTTGCCCGATGATCGGCTTGTTGACCAGTTGCCCGGCGAGCGTGCGATTGTTCGCACCGTTCAGCGGCTCCAGGGGCTCGAACAGTTCCGATGTGTTCACGCCGGATATTGTAAACCCAACTCCCGCCACGACCGAATGCGCGAACACCTTGATGGTCTCAAGCATGTGTTCATCCGCGGAATGATCGGCTGTGGCAAGCGGGAAGACCCACGCCTGTGGGCGGTCGCCGGCGCCAATGCTCGGCGCAGCGACGGCGACGCTGGCGTCAGACTTGCCGGGGAAGCTGCCGAAGTCCAGCGTTGCCGTTCCCGTCGTGCCGCCACCCCCGCCAACACCAGCCGGCCCCTGCGGGCCTGGGATCAGGATCGGCTCCTCGGGCAGATCCGGCTCCCAGAAGAATGATGGCGGGCCGGGCTCGCCCTGTGGCCCTGTGGCGCCTTGCGGGCCGGTCGCGCCAGTTGGCCCTGGCGGGCCGGGCTCGCCGTCAGCCCCGTCGTCGCCCTGCACGCCTGGCGGGCCTTGCGGGCCAGTGGCGCCAGTGGCGCCAGTGGCGCCGGCCGGGCCGACCGGCCCCGGTAAACCTGGCTCGCCGTCCTCGCCGTCGCTCCCATCGACCCCCGGCGGGCCTTGTGGCCCCGCCGCCCCGGTCGCGCCAGCCGCGCCGGCCGGGCCTGCCGGCCCTGGCGGGCCGGGCTCGCCGTCCTCGCCGGGAATACCTGGCTCGCCCGGAATACCTGCGCCGCCTCCGCCGACACGATCGACGACACCGCTACCATCCTGTCGGCGGAATGGTTGGCGAGCCGTGACGTCGCGTCGCTTGTCTCGTGCCACCTGTGTCTTTACTCCTGGGGCGCGCCGGTGACGAGCGCCAAAGGGTTCGCCGTCTTTCCCTCGATCAGCGCCGCAGCACCCTCGATCGTCCGGCGCACTTGGCCGGCCGGGTAGTGAAGTAGCACGCCAGCCGTGTCGTTCAGCGCGCGCCAGAATGCCGCGTCGGCCTCACCTTGTTGCACTTGCTTCACCAGTCGGCCGGCGTTCGCGAAGCCTCGAGCGCCCGCCGGCCCTTCGTAGCCGCTGTACCCTTGGATCGCGCCGGTCAATTCGCGGAACCCGAGCAGCATACCGCTCATGTACGCGAGGTTTTCGCGGAGCAAGCGGACGACGAGATCTTGCTCATCGTCGTCCCCAGGCCGAAGCGCCTCACGCATCAGATACCCGAGCGTGGCCGGCACCGTCCAGAGCATCAGATAGTCCGCGGCCTTGCGGCCGACCGACTTCCCGCTGCGCCGCGTCTCGGCCGCTTGGTTGTACGTCGTCGAGAAGAAACTATAGAACGTCGTCCACACACGAAGCGCCGGCCCGCCGCGTTGCACGGCCGCGAGATCCTTGATCTGCCCTGAGCCCTGCGCGTCGATGACGGCTTGATCTGCCAGCGCCACCGCGCGCGACTCGTCCTCGCCGCGCGTCATGGCCGCCTCGTAGGCGCCGAGCCACGTCGGCACGTCGGCGACTCGTTGCATCTGCTGGATGAGCCAAAAATACGAATCCGCCACGTCCACGTAGTTCACCCGATCCAGCGTGGTCGTGCGAAGCACCTCGTCAACCCACCCCTGCACGCGGCCGGTGTTCAGGCCGACTTGGTTGCGGATCTCGTTAATCTCTCGCTGCTGTGTACGGCTCCGTGTTCGCATGAATGTCGATTGCTCGTTGATCCACGTCGGCGTCTCGATGAACGCCCTCGGCGATCGCAGCCACCGATACAGCCCACGGCCCACGGCCCACGGCCCGATCCGCACAATCGACTGTGTGAGTCCAAGCGGTTGCAGGAATGATGTTGTAAGATTCCAGCCGAGCCCCGCGATCGTCGCGCCGGCGCGGACATGGTTCAGCGACGCTTCCCACCAATTCGTCGCCGGCATGGTACCGAAGGCGACATCCTTTACACCGTCCTTGAATTGCCGGTAGACGATATCGCCATACGTCTCATAGATCGCGTTCTGCACCTCGCGCGCGCCGAGCACCTTGCCGACGTCGATCAGGGCTTCGTGATGGCTCAGGTCGTGGATGACCTGTTGCAGATGTTCGGTGATCACGCCGAAGTCTAGCCGCACGGGTTCCTTTACTCGCGCCTGACGGGCCTTGGTGTGTCCGCGTTTCGTCGTGGCGTGCGTGTATGCGGCGAGCCCTTGCAGCTTGCTCGTCTCAAGTTCGACGTATCCCGCGGCGCGCGCCGACTGGCGATCGTCGTACTTCAGTGGGAAGTAGCCGCCCGGAGACGAGCCGTGTGCGGCCGTGATGGGCGCGGCCTCGACCTTCTCCGGCGCCAAGCCCGTGACTCGCCGCTGCTTTGCCTCGATATCAGACCAGTAGCTGTTAATCAACGCGAACACGCCATTGACGAACGTCCAATCGCGGGAGTCGAGCGAGTCGAGCACCTGCTGCACCTGGGCATCTGTCCAGTCGTAGCCGTCTCGGATCCGCTGCCGGTTACCCTCGTTGCCCCAATTAAGCGCCACCATGATTCGGGCCATCTTCGTCAGCGGGCGACCCGCGACCGTGCTCCGCGTGTAGAGATCCGCGGCGGCACGACCTGGGAATGTCTGCTTGATCAGGCCGTCGAGCGCCGTGATGGCGATGGCGTTCATTTCGGCTTCGCGATCGCCGGCGACGTTCAGGCGCCGGATCACGGCGTCCCACATTGGCCCGCCCTCCTGAAAGCCGTCCATCTCGCGTGCCAGGCTCGCCATCTTCCGATGACTGGCAAAGAACCCGCTCAGTGCGCGGCGCGCGTTATTCTCCGGCAGCCGCGTCTCGATCGAGGTGTCACGCCGGCGACCTTTGAAGTGCTCCCGGATCGATTTCGCCAGGTCGCTCACGACCTGGGCCAGCTCGCGCGACTTCGCTGCGGTCAGCAGGCGGTTCTTGAGTCGGGCGAGCCGAGCGATCTGTTGTAGGCCATCCGTGACGCCGATCAGTTCCTCGACCGACAGATCGCGGTACGGCGTCCGACGCTGCTCGGCCAACAGCACGGGCGGCAGATCGACAAATTGCCCCTCGGCCTCCTGCTGCCCGATCCAGTCAGCCAGCGCCTCGCGACGTTCGAGCGCCGCATCGCTGACGCGCGCAAAACTGTAGCGATCCAGAATGCCATCCACCTGATCGAGATATGACTGCCCCGCGAGGCCGAGCCGCCGGCGCGACGCCGGTTGATTCAAGGCTTGCGCCGCCCGAACGCGCCGTTCGACGTCCTCGAGTACGCGCCGCGCCTCGTTGAACAGCGCCAGGTTGAGCAACTCTTGCTGCTTGGCCGCGATCGCTGCGTCCCATTCCTGCCGGCCTACGGCTTCATACGCCTGCTGCGATGCCTGTGTCGCCGCCGAGAGGTAGTGATGCGGTTTCAGCGCCCGGATGCGCGTCCTGGCGATCTGCGCCGCAGCGACCTGCCGGAGCGCCTCGCGTGACGGCACGGCCGCGCGTGTGCGAGCGGCGCCGGCGCGTGATGCCACCCTGAGCGCCGCAATCCGGGCATCGCCCTGGGCTCGGGCCTCGCGCACGAGCGGCCCCGCCTGCCGCTTGATGCGCGCCAGGTGCCGCAGTTCGGCCTCGACCACGGATGCGTGTTCCCGCGTGGCGAGTGCCTCCCGCGCGTTGTCGTAGGCGGTGCCGTCGAGCAATGGGCTCCCAGCCTGCTCAAGCGTGCGCGCCTGTGTTTCGCGACGGATGTATGCCTGTTTAGTTTCAGCCGTGCTCAGCGCCGTGAGAAGCGCGTCACCGGAACCAAAGCCGAACATATCCGCCATTTCGTCGGCCGACTGCTCGCCGGTGTCCGAGACGACGCCCTTCGGCAAGGCTCGCACGCGCTCGATCCCGTACTGCTCCACAGCCGCGCGACGATTCAGGCGCATCGGCGCGCCGCTGCCGGCCGTCTCGCCATCGGGATACCTGCCGCGCGACATCACTGACCACGCCTGATAGACCGGCATAGCATTGGCTTCGTCGGTGACTTCCTTGCGGATGCGCGCCTGAGCCTCTCGATAGATCCGCCGTTGTTCGCGGGCTACGTCATCGAGGAGTCGCTGCTCAAGCGCCCGGCGAGCCGCTTCGCCAGCCGCGGCCGTTGATCGCGCGTAGGCGTCGAACGCGGTCGGCGTCATGCCAGCCTGCTCAGGTGTGGCGAACAGTGGCCGCGGCCCTACCTGCTGGGCTTGGGCGAGCTGCGCGTCTGTGGCGAGCAGGCGATTGAAGACGTTTCGCACGTCGTCGCTCAGGCGCACGTTGAGCGTGGTCAGCGCCTGATAGATGCTGATCAGCCATGCCCGGAACTGCGCGAACGCCGATCGCAGTTCCACGCTCGGCGCACGGCCCTCAAGCAGATACGCCTCGTACGCCTCGGCGAACTGCTCGTGCTCCGCGACGCCAATGGTGTCGCCCCACCCCCACGCCTGCCTGAGCGCAGCCAGATCCCGCTGGCTCTCGGCGTCGCCGGCCTCCGCGAGATCCTCAAGCAGCTTCAGGTAGAGATGCGCCGACTCATGCAGGAACGTGCTGAGATCTGCGTTTTCGAACAAACGGATCAACGTCTGCTGTTCGCCGCTCCCCGTGGTGGTAAACGTGATCGCCCCACGCTTGCCGGTCTGCTGCTTGTCCTGGAACAACCCTCCCGTCGTCTCGGCCGTCTCGCGGATGACGCGCTCACGATCACCAGCAACGGCTGGATCGTAGGTCGTGATCGGCACGCCGGCCTCAGTCAGTAGACGCCGCACATCGGCCGGCGTGCCTTTGGGTACCACGGCGCCCTTGAACTCATTGAGCGGCACGCCGCGAATGAGCTTGGCCTCGAAATACTCCGTCGGCAGGTTCCTTAGGTGTGTGACGAACTCTGCGAGCTGTGCACGCACATCCTGCGGCACGCCTCGAAAGTCGTAGTCGCGCGCGGCTTGCTCGAAACCGATCCGCGCGGAATCCTCAATGAGCGCGATCACGGTATCGATATAGCGAAAGCCACGCTCATGCGAGTAGTAAGGCGCCAGCGCGTCGCCCACTGCGAATAGCTCGGCCTCGGCCTCTTGCTTGACGGCCTCGAACTCGGCGCCGGTGGCGAGCCGACCCCGCTCCCTCTTGATGCCCTCTAGCGTGCGAAACTGTGGCGTGAAGGCGGCTCGGAGTTGCCCGACGCCGAAGATGTTGCCGGCCGTCTCTCGGCCTCGCAGTTCCTTCTTGATCTCTTTGACCGCGTGCTCGAGTGTGTGCGGTGTGTAGCTGCGATTGCCTTGGTGAGTGAAGCCTCTGAAAATCTGCTCTGTCGCGCCGAGCCGACCAAACATCTCCTCGACGAATGCCTCGTATTCCGAATCGAGACGCTTCTCCCTGATGACCCGCTGAAGCTCCCGTTCGGCGTAGAAGTGGCGTGTGTGATCCTGGGCCGCTTTGCCCTTCTCCGTGTTGACGGCCTGGCGATCGAGCTGCGCGCGGCCCTCGAGAAATGCGGCCATGACGCGCGGCTCTGTTCTGAGATAGTTCGGCCCCTCTTTAACGAGCGAGTCGAGATCGAAATACTTCACTTCCATCAACTCGTTGAACGGCTCGAGTTGAACACTGAGCTGCTGTTGGGCCTCCCGGCTGATCTTGTAGTGGACGGTTGGATACCGCGGCGTGTAGGCGTCCGCGGCAAATACCTTCGTATCGCGGCTCGGCCTGACCATCGCCGGCGAGCCGAGCAAGGTGATCGCGCCGAAGTTCACGAGCGGATCATCCGCCCGCGCGATCGCCAGTGAGGGCGCGGCCAAACCACCCATCCGCGCGGCCTTGCGGAGCTTCTCCGGGGTGATGTTGTGCTGCACGACCATCGGCCCCGTGTAGGACTGAAACAGGGTTTGCCCGCCCTGAACGTGATCCGCCAGCGCCGGCGTTATGCGGATCGACTGTCGGATCGACTGCTGTCGCCACGCCGTCGCTGCCTGCTCGGCCTCCTCGCGCGTTGAGAACGCTTTCGCCCCCGTCCAGTCTGACATATATAGGCGATACACGGTCTTATTGTTGCTTTGCTGCTCAGAGATCCAGAATTCGTGTTTGTTCAGCGCGTCCCGCGCCGCCACCGCCTCGGCTTGGGACTCAAACCCCCCTACTACAAATAGCTCCGACTCGCCGAATCGCAAATCCCACGCTTGTACAACCTGCACTCCCCGATCGACGATACGGGCCTCGGTCGCCTTGATTCCAAGAAAGCTGGCCCTGGACTGCGCCGCGAATTCTGATGGAAATTCTCCAACCTGTTCGTAAG